AGTGTGCCCCGATCCTGAAAGCGTGCCAACGTTCCGACGGGTGCCCACGTGTGCAGCTGTTAACAGTTTGCCCGCTGGGGATGATGATGCAGCGCCGGCGCTGCTGATAGATCCCCAGGCGTGGGCGCTGCTGCATCCGTGTGCAGCTGATAGCGTGCCAACGTGTTGAGCTCAGCGCCCCAGGCGATAACGTGCCCGCTGCTGATAGTGTGCCCCGATCCTGAAAGCGTGCCAACGTTCCGACGGGTGCCCACGTGTGCAGCTGTTAACAGTTTGCCCGCTGGGGATGATGATGCAGCGCCGGCGCTGCTGACTGATCCCCAGGCGTGGGCGCTGCTGCATCCGTGTGCAGCTGATAGCGTGCCCGCGTATATAATATATATATATAATAGGTGTAAACGTGTGGAACGTGGGCACGTGTGCAGCTGATAGGCCCCACGGGCACGGCTGGGGCTGCTGATAGGATGCAGCGCCCGCCGTGTGGCTGCTGATAGGCTAAAAAGTACGTTTAAACGCTTTTATAATACTAAAATAGTTTAAATAATAGCTTTTAATGCAAATAATTGTTTATTTTAATCTATTTTATTTGCAAGTTTGGAAAATATAATCTATCTTTGCAGCAAATAAACAATTTAAAAATATTAAAGATATGAAACAGAAAAAACAAATCAACATTGAAAACGGTATTATTTCCGCTTTTATTGTATTAGTAACAGTGGCCGCCGCCGGCGCTTTTAGTTTGTCACTTTTAGGCGTTAACGGCGTGCCCGTTTTTACAAACGCCGTGCCAACGTTCGCGGATCTTTTTTGGCTGTTTGTTGGCTGCATGATGATTTACGGCGGGGGCGCGTTTCTGATCTGGGCCGCGTGGAAAATCACCGGCGAAAATATTCTATATTCAAACAGAATTTAATAATAACTTAAAACGTTTGCAGATATGAAAACAAAAGTATTTCTTTTATCTTTTTGCCTGGGTGCTGGGATCGCTGAGCTTTTAACCGATCAGCCCGCGCAAATTATTAATGATCTGTTAGTTAACGGTTGCAACGTGTCAAAAGTTACAATTAAAAACGCCTAAACGTGAACGCGCCCCAGCCTGGGGCCGTTCAGGATGCAGAAAAAACAAGTATATAACAATTTAATAATTAAATGATATGAAAACAAAAGTTTATAATACAAATTATGCCGTTGCTGTTAATTGGTGCAATAACAATTATATTTTGCAGAATAATATTTGCGAAATAGACCCCAGCGTTTTCGATAACATGCGTTTTAATATCGAGGATGAAGAAACGGGCGAATATCGCGAAATATTTCAGTGGTTTATCACGGATGCAAGCGACGCCGACGTCGAATATCTTGAAAAAGAATTTAATCTTAAATTTTCTTATTCTGATCTTTTAGACCATTATATTTTATGCGTCGATCACTACGGAACGGCCTGGGATTATGTTTATTGGACTACGACAAATGAACACGCCGCCGCTGAGCTGGGGCAAAAAGTTAAATAAAAACGCCCACGGCTGGGGCTGCTGATAGGATGCAGCGCCCCAGCTTTTAAGATATAAACAGTAACAAACAATTTAATATAAAAAGATATGGAAACAAAAGATTTTATAATATATCAGGCAATTGCAAGCGCCGCGCAAAATGTATTTGATAAAATGAACGTGAACGCCGGCAAATATAGCGCGAAAGAATTGCACGCTATTATCTGTAAGGATGCAGCAAACGCGCCCGCGCCTGGGGATGATGATGCAGAAAAAGCGCCCCAGCTGTTTGCCCCAGATTTTGACGGATCGGATGTTATCCGCGTATCTTTCGACGGCTACAAATGCAGTTTTTTAGCCGGCGACGTATTTAGTACTTTATCACAGATAGAAACGGCCTGGGGCGTGCCCACGGCCCGCCGTGCCAAATTTATCCGCGCCGCTGCTGCTGCATCCGTGGCCGTGCGTTTCGATCTTAACGCCGTTTTTAAGGATGTAATAAAAGCGCGTATCACTGATAAAAAAGAAATTGAATTACGCCCCACGTATGCAAATATTTGCGTAGATACTCAGCGCCGCGCCGTGGTTGCATCCGACGGCCATATATTAAACGCCGTGGCCGTTCCAAATATGTTTGTTTCTGGGGATGCTGAAAAACATTATATTATAAACGCCGATTTAGTAAAAACGGGCAAAGGTACGCTTACAATTGACACGGCCGGAAATTGCACTATCAACGGCCAAACGTGCGCGGCCCGTGCTGATCTACGTTTTCCAAATTGGGAAAGCGTAGCGCCCGCCGTGGCTGAAAGCTGCAAAATATATTTGGGCGTTGACGTATTTAAGCGCCTACAAAAAACGGTTGCAACCGTGGCCAAAAATCACTGTTTGGGGCACGTTTCACTTTCAGGCGTGGCCGGCGAAAAATATATAACTGTTTGCGCCGTCGATATTGATTTTAATAAAGAATTAAAAATAAATGTTGACGTGCCCCAGCCGTTAACGTTTGATTTTCACGTTTTAATCATGGCTAAACGTTTTGCAGCCGTGCCCGTGGCCGTTGATAGTTTATATTTACACCCGTTTAAAAGTGGTGCCGGCTGTTTGCTGTTTGCTGCTGATAACGTTATTTCTTTATTAATGCCGTTATGCGATGATGATATAAAATTTCCAGTTATTTCTGCGGATGCTGAGACACGCCCAGCCGTTGACGTGGCCAAATTTGCCGCGCTTGACGCTGAAAACACGCCCGCCGCGCTTGCATCCGTTCAGGATGTAGCCGACGCGCCCCAGAATAGCGCCCCAGCTGTTAACGTTTGCCCGCCTGCTGCAAAGGTGGAAATACTAACAGCCGATTTTGTGCCCGCCGTTGATGATGATATTAAAACAGCTGTTAACGGCGTTTTGTGCGCCTATTATTGGGGGCACAAATTTAGCGGATCTTTCAGACAAATTTTTGGCCGCGCTTATTTGCAGCGAAATAATATATATTTTGACGAATTAAACGGCCGATTTATAAACCGTGCCGGCGTGCTGTTTGCCGTGGCTGCTGCTGATCGTGCCGACGTGGCCGAAATAGACGAAAACGAAACAGCCCCAGCCGTGCCCGTGCTGTTTGGTGCCGATGCTGAGAAATTTATAAAAGATCGCGCCGCCGCTGAGGATGCAGCCCGCGCCGCTGCTGCTGCTGAGGATGCAGAAACAAGCGCCCCAGCTGATAACGTGCCCGCCGTATCTGAAAGCGTGCCCGCTGGGTGCCCGCTTGACGTCGAAACGTGGAAAAACTTACAAATATATTGCACGTGTTTTTATAAAGAAATCGACGTTAACGAAAATTACACGTATCTTTTAGCGCACGGCGTTAAATTGATTTTCGGTGAAATATTTCTTTTTGATCGATTAATAGGCCGATATGAAAAAGAAATAAAAGATTATTTGTGCGTTAACGTTTCGTTTTCGTGGATTAATCAGGAAAACGCCCCAGCGCCCACGCCTGGGGATGATGATGCAGCGCCCGCCGCTGATCCTGAAAGCGTGCCCACGTGTGCAGCTGATAGCGCCCCAGCCGTGGCCGTATCTTTGCCCGTGGCTGTTAGTGCTAAAAATACTTGGTACGCTATTTATCAGGCCGAAAAACTTATAAATATAGTATTTAGCCGCGCCGTGGCCGATGATATGATAATTAATAGCCTATTTGTACCGGGCCGCACGCTTGACGCCGTGCCCGTGGATGATCCAAACAGCGCCCCAGAAACGCGCACGTTTGGCCGTGGGGATGATAATGCAGCCCCAGCCGATAACGTGCCCGCTACTGCTGATAACGTGCCCACGCCTGGGGATGATGATGCAGCGCCCGCGCTGCTGATAGCTGCAAATTTCGCGGAACGTGCCCGCCGTGTTTTCCAAATTGCCGCGTTTTTTGCCGTGCTGCTGATTTTGGCCGCCGCGCCGCGTGCTGTTAAAACTTATATAATAGACGCGCCCCGAAATAGCGCCCCAGCTGTTAACGTGGCCGTATCTGATAGCGTGCCCGCCTGGGATGATGATGCAGCGCCCGCCGCTGATCCTGAAAACGTGGCCGTATTTTGCCCCGTGGATGCTGAAAGCGTGGCCGCTGATAGTTTGCCCGCTGCTGAGAAAACAAGCGCCCCAGCGCCCCAGAAACGCGCCAAACGTGCCCGCCGTGCTGCTGCATCCGTTCAGGGTGCCCCAGCCGTGGCCGTGGCTGCTGCTGATAGTGTGAAAACGTGTGCAGCTGATAACGTGCCCGCCGTGGCTGCTGATAGCATAAACGGCGCCGTATCTTTGCCCGTGGCTGCTGATAGCGTGGCCGCTGATAGTTTGCCCGCCGTCGATACTGAAAGCGCCCCAGAAACAAACGGCGCCGTATCTGATAGCGTGCCCACGCCTGGGGATGATGCAGCGCCCGCCGCTGATCCTGAAAGCGCCCCAGCCGATAACGTGCCCGCTGATAGTGTACCGGCGCCCGCGCCTGGGGCTGTTAGTGTGCCCGCCGTGGCTGCTGCTGCATCCGTGGGCCCCGCCGCCGCTGTTTTAGCCCTATATATTGCATTTTAGCGCTATTTACTACGTTATAGCGTATCTGGGAAATTGAGGAAATTTGAAAATCATAAAATAGTTAGTGTTATGTTTACCGTTGATTTTAGCATTTACGATCAGGCCACGGCCCAGCTGTGCGCGTCGATGTATTACTTTTTTGAAAATACAATTGATGAAAGTTTGCACACGGCCACGGCTGAGGAACAGCAAACGCAGTTTCTCGACGGCCTGAACGCCGGCGCCCTGGATGATGATATTTTAGGGCTGAACGATCCCGCTATTTACGAAATTTGCCCCGTGCTGTATAGCGAAACAGATTTGGCCGTGGGCGTGGCTGCTGCTGTTATTACTAATATAGTATTGCGCCCCAGCATGAAAGCGCTTTTGCCCGCCGTGCGTGCCGCCGTGCTTGAAAACAGCCCCGAAACGCAGATAAACGTATATTATAGAAATGTTTAAAAACTGAGGAAATATGAAAAATGTAAATACAAGCTGCATCCGCTTTCAGGATGCCCAAACGCGCCGCGTGGTTAAAACAGTGTGGCTGCAAGTGCCCCAGCCTGGGGGCCAAATACGGCACGTTGCCAACGGCCAAACAGTAACTGAGTATCAATACGCCGCAAGCGTGGATAATGCCTATATCAGCCTGAACGGGCGCGTTTATAGCGTGAAAGATAATTTTGAGTGGGCTATAAAGATACAGCGCACACAAATTCAGGCCCGATCGGGTGCCGCTGGGTTGATAGAGTTTTTAACCACGCATCAAAGTAAAGTGTCCGACGGCTGGGAACAAAAGATCATCGACAATTGCCGCGCCCTGAATTAGGCCCGCCCCCTACGTTATAGAATAGCTGAGAAATTAAGGATTTTACAATTTAAAAATTTACGATTATGTTGATAGATTTGATTTTAGACCGCAAAGACGGCGATAAGTATGTGGCACGCAATCTGTACGATTACGTTCAGGACTATACAGATAACCCAGACTATATGGCTGTAGCCCGTGCGTTGGATGCTGGGACTGAGGCCGATGTTATAAGCGCACTGTGCGATTATATCAGCCACGAAAACTATAATCCTGAGATCTGCGATTATATTTGTAGTGTATCATGGTTAAAGGATGATGCAGCGCCAGCGCTGGATCCTGAAAGCGATGTTATCGAGGCTAAAACGGGCCGCAAGTGTTACGCTTTTGCGCTGTACGTTGGCCGCGATTTGGTAAAGTTTATCACAGCCGGTTGTTGGTGTACCCAGCAACAAGCCGAGGACTACGCTTCGGGCATGTCGCTTGCTGCACTTGCATTTAAAAAGACTGCATCGGTTAGCGCCTACGTATTGCAGCACAACGGCATTTATCAGCTATCATTCTGCCGAAACAGCCGTAGTAACGAGCACACTATATTCAAGATCCACAAATCGCGCCTGAACGGTACTGAGTATATCAGCCCCAGCGCCGCCGAGGAAAGCGCCTATCTGGATAAATGTTTGGCCGAGGGTGCCCACTGTATTGCCACGGCTGCATGTATGCCCGTGGGCTGGAATAAGCGCAAGCAAACGGCTAAATCAAGCGCCGATCTTTATGCACAGTGGAACAGAATATTTGATACACTTGCAATTGCCGATTGGGATGCAGAGCGCAATTGTTACCGCAACGAGCTTACAGCCCGTATTGATCGCGTGTGCGCTATACATAAGCGCTATCAGGGCAATATTGAGAAACATTTTAATCATCCTGGGGGCTGGATGTCGAACACTGAGCACCGGCAGCCTATCAGCCGCGCAATATACGCCGCGTTATAGTATCGGAAATTAATTAGAGTAATAACAATTTAAACGTTTATAGATATGAAATACGAGGAAATACAGCTGCACGAGATTTATATGATAGAAAATAAGGGCGAGCAGCACGCCGCTATCATCGAGGATAAGAAAATACTTAGTGGTGTGAAAACTATCTGGTACGCCTACATCAATACTTACAAGGGCACAACAGCCGAAATACGCCGTGGCTGCATGTTCTTGCAGTCAGTATGTTTCGATCATGTGTCAGCAGCCCCCAGCACGGGTAAGAACCAATACCACGTGTTTACTACACGCCTGGAACGCAATAAGGAAACAAACAAGCTGGAGTGGACCACACCCCAATATGATAGCACCCACGCCACCGAGCGTGCCGCCTACAAGCGCGACCGCGAAATATTCTGGAGTGGTAAAGCATCGCCCGTGCTTGTAGTTACCGGCCCCCAGCAGCGCTTACAGATAGTTAACACGGGCGATCCTGACTATCCCTATCATATAGTGGATGCAGCCACGGGCACCATTTGCGTGGGCGTGTGCGCTACCCTGACTGAGGCCAACACGGCCAAACAACACGACGAGAAACATCATTGGTTAGTAGCAACATTTTAAATTAGCACGATTATGATATTACGAACAGTTAAAGTATTCGGCGACGGCACCCGTCAGGAATACACCACCAATACAAGCGCCCAGCGTGGCCGCTATCTTATGGCCTCGAACAAGGCCCAGGATGCAGCCCGCTACACCCTGAGAAACGTTAAAAATGGCTATCAGTACGACACACCACGATGCAATACCTATCCCCATGTAGGCTGCACCACTACAGTAACTTTGGAGCGTGGCTGGGCCTAACATCCCTTACGTTATAATATCAGAAATTAATTAGAGTAATAACAATTTAAACACATTACGGATATGAAAACTTACAATGGTAAAACTATCACAAAGAAAGAGATAGAGCGCATTTTGCGCACTGAGGACAGCACACAGATATATAAGCTGTTTGCACGTATAGTTGGCTGGGTGCCCGATCGCCGAGCTGTTTACGAGTTTGTTTGCAACCACGCCCCCAGCAACCGCGTGTATCGCAACGCATTTGCTATCACATACCCCCAGAAGCACACCCTGGAGCGACTGGAGATAGAGAAGGCGTGTATCATCCGCCACGGCTTTTACAAGGGCGCACAGCGCCACAATGTAGCCGAAATGTTGCGCCGCGAGATTAAGGAGCCCGACAGCCCCTACGCTAAGCGCCCTATGCTGGGTAAAACCAATCTGTACTTTTGTAGCCCTATCTATGGCCACGATGATTACAACAAGCGCCGTATGATGCCTATTGAGGGTAACGAGCGCTTTTGCGCCCTGGTTATCAAAATAGCCGACCGCTATTTTAACCCCGTATATCACAAGTAATCATCGCCCTACCCCACATATTATATATATATTATAGAACCTATAAAATATCACGGAATTATGGCAAATTTGAGCAAGAAAGCAGTTGAAACAATAAGTAAACTGAACGAGCAGCTTTTAGAGGCTGAGTATAAACTGGAGGCACAGCAGCGTGCAGTGAGCAAATATCGCTACTATCTGGCAGCTGATGCCAACAGCAGCACAGTAATGGATCTGCGAGGCGCAATGGCTAACCTGCGTGCCTATCAGAAGCAAGCCGACGATCTACGCACCCGCCTGGAGCAGGCACTCGACCGCGTGTTTGAGATAACTGTGCAGGGCGACTGAACGAGGACGACTAAACCACCCCAAGAGCGCGAGAGGGGCGACCGACACCCCTGAATGCTGCGGCACTCCTACCACACGGCGCCCCCGCGCTCTTACATTATACACGGCCTGGGATATCACTGGTTATCTGAAAATGGGTCCGACTCCCACCACGGCCACCATGTTTTTATATCTTTATAGCGTATTAAATTGTTATTTCAGGGCTGCCCATCTGCGAAGATCGGCAGCTCTTTTTTATACTATAACTGAGAAATCAGCGGTTTTTGCCACCATCGGGCAGAAATCATAGATGTTTACTTTATTAGAATTTAGGTTAATAATAGTATTTTGATTTTAGTTTAAGTCTAAGGTAATGAATTATTGAAAAGCGTTTCAAAACGAAAAGGGCCAACCGTGAGGCTGGCTCTTTTTCGTTGCGCTTATTGGTGGTAGAGTTTGATGGTGCGGGCGGTACTGGTAAGGGTGATGTGCCAGGCATCGAAGGTACCCACGCCAAACGTGCCGAGGGTTTTGCGCTGGTGCTCCTCCTCATCCATATAGGTGATGGTGACACGCTGGCTCTCTACACTCCACTGGGCTTCGGATAACGACAGTATATCGCACGTGCCGTCGGCACGGAACCATGCGTTGTGGCCCGAGCCGAGGTCTTGGGCTGAGTAGGTGGTGTGGCCTACCTTCATCTGCTCGATGAGCCACTTACCTACCAGCTTTTCGCGGATGTTGCGGTCGGTCTTAACAAAATCGTCGGCTGCGTAGGTTTTGTCGATGTGGTAAGGATCATCTTCCTTGCTGCACGATGTGGGCACAATGATAGCGAGCATTGCTGCCAATAGAATTAGGCTAATTCGTTTCATAATAGTAATATTTCAAAGTTCCTTAATAGTGACTTCGTATATCTTATCGCCTATCTTAACTTCGCCCCTACCCTGCTGGATATCGGGCGTTGGCTCGTCGGCCACAAGCTCGCTGACTGGGATGCCCACCACGCGGGCTATCTCCTGAAGGCGTGACAACGAGGGATTGCCATTGATGGCCTGACTGACGGCCTGCTGACTGATATTGAGCGCCTGGGCTATCTGCTGAGTACTGAAGCCGTGGTCCTTGATAACTTTCTTGATGTTCATAGATTACAATATATATATTTAAACATTTACGGGTGCAAATATAGGTAATAATCTGGAATAATCCAAATAATTTTGCAATAAATAAATATATATATTGTTTTTGTGAATTTATGTAAATATATAGATTGTATTAGTAAACCAAAGTTAAATTAAAGCTATATATTGTATTTTTTGGCTGAAATATTTGGAAGTACAAGATATTTATTGTAATTTTGCCCAAGAATCAAGAGTTCTTGAAATCAAGAAATCAACATTGATTGAAAGAATGAATGATTTAATGATTGCAATATTGATTGATTTAAACATTTACGGAGTATGGAGCAGATTTTTAGAACTATCGACAAATATCCTACAGCCTCGAACATCGGGCTTTGGATAATGGCAGCCCTGATGGCATGGGCAGCGTTTAATTACGAGTTTACAACAACCCTTTAAATATAATAAGGTATATGACACGACAGGAATACACAGCACTGGTGGACAAGTGCAAGCAGCTGAGTTACGAATACTACGTAATGAGCCAGCCATCGGTAAGCGATGCGCAGTTTGATGCACTGGTGAGCGAGATAGAACAGGCCGAGGCGGAGCATCCTGAGTGGACGCTGGCCGACAGCCCCACGCAGCAGGTGGGTAGCGATCTACAGGACAACGGTCGCCGACTGATTGCCCATCGCACTCGTATGCTGTCGTGCCAGAAGGCGCAGACGCGCGAGGCCGTGGATAAGTGGATGAAGAAAACCACCAAGGCGTTAGGGTATGAGCCATCGCTGGTGATGGAATGGAAGTACGACGGCATCAGCTGCTCGCTGGTGTACCAGGACGGTACGCTGATTTCGGCTGCTACTCGCGGCGATAAGGACCGGGGACAGGACTTACTAAGCCATGTAAGAATGATGCCCTCTGTGCCCAAACAAATAACTATGGCGGGGCGCGTAGAGGTGCGCGGCGAGATAGTATGCCCCAAAGCTGAACTTTCGAGCCTGGGATATAAGGACTGCCGCACGGCTGCATCGGCACTGACCAACCAGATGGTGCCAACAAGCGAGGTATCGCAGCTGGCGTTTATGGCCTGGCAGATGGACTATCAGGGCGCCGACTCGCTGATGGAGGGTAAGAGCATGCAGGCATGCCGCAATCTGGGCTTTACAGCCGACTATCGCTCATGCGAGGTGGCCGACGTGACCCGTATGCTGGACCAGTACGAAGCTGAGCGCGAGGCATATCTATACCCCACCGACGGTGTGGTGATTAAGATAGACGGCAAGGTGAGTGCTGCCAGCTTAGGATTCACCGAGCATCACCCCAAGGGCAACATAGCCTATAAGTTCACGGCCTGCAAGGCGCTGACAAAGGTGCTGCGTATCGAAGTGAAGGTGGCCGAGAGTGGTCGCCGCACACCAGTGGCGTATCTGCAGCCGGTGATGATAATGGGGCGCGAGGTGAGCAAGGCTTCATTATACAGCGAGCGAAAAATGGAGGAACTGGGCGTGACTGAGGGTTGCACCGTAGAGGTGGGCTTGAGCAACGATGTGACTCCAAAGGTGTATAGAGTTGTCAAAGACAATTTGACAACTGAAATCCAAACATCGGAGGCTGCCAACGTTGCGCCTGACTTGAAACATCTTTGCAACGATGCCGCCAACGATGCCGCCCCCGCAGCGGCAGGGGACACCAATACGAAAACCAATATTACTACCGACCAGGGCAACGCCAGCCGTGAGGCTCGTAAGCCCATTTTAGAAAAGCCTAAGCAGCTGGAGCTGTTTGAGGAGGAAGAGGAGGAATCGGCAGGACGTAAACTGATGCGAAGCGCAGGATATCTGGCTGCTGCCACATTGGCTATCGTTATAGTATGGCAAACGGGGCTTATCATCCCGCTGGGACTAATAGGATTGGGCGCAAGCGGACTGCTTCGTTGATTTTCTTGAAATCAAGAAATCAAGAAATGTTGATTGATTGATTTCTTGATGTAAACAACGACGTAAATTTTGGCACAATTTTTGTAGTGCATTATCACGACGTAAATAATAGACCAATATTAATATAAATTAATACAATTATGGCAACAGAGAATTTACACAGACTGAAAGAAATTATCGCCATTGTGAACAACAAGGGTGGAGTGGGCAAGACTACCACCGTGCAATCGCTGGCAGCCGCTATGGTGCGCTATCGCCAGTACTGGCGCATACTGGTAATCGACATGGACCCAAGCGGCGATCTGACAAAACTGATGGGGGCGCAACCCGACCAGATGGTGACGCCTACGCTGACCGACGCGATGGCGACGAGCAGCGGCAAGTTGCCCATCTACGAGCGACTGCTGCAGACGGGCGGCAGCATATACTACACACCGGCAAGCCCCGAGCTGCAGTGTATCGACCCCGCACTGGTGAAGCAGTTGGCACCAAACAAGGTGCTTGACCGACTGCTGCATGCTGAACCCGAGGACTTATCAGGCCACGGCATCACCAGCATTGAGGACTACTTCGACTACGTGCTGATTGACTGCCCGCCCGACCTATCAATGCGCACGATGAACGCGATGGGTGCAGCCGACAGCCTGCTGGTGCCCGTGCAGATGGAGGGACTGCCAGTGAACGCTCTGGCACCTATACTGAACCAGCTGAAGGAGGTGCGCGAGCTGCTGAACGACAAACTGGCACTGCGAGGCATACTGCCCACGATGGTGGACGCACGACCGAACATATCGCGAGGCTTTATGGAGTATCTGCGCCGTGCCTATGGCGACCGAGTGCTGCGCACGGTGATACCACGCGAGATAAAAGTAACGGAGGCGCAGACCAAGAAGCAGGATGTGTATGAGTACGGAGAGGGCCTGCCCCGCCGCGAAAAGCAGAGTGCGGCCAACGCCTATGATGAACTGGTGAGGGAGATGTTTCAACATTAATTATAGACGTTATGGAAAAATGGAATTTTGACGATATCGAGAATAGCTTGGTGAACGACGCCGAAAAGCGTATCACTCGCGGCTATCAGAAGCCGAGCGACGGCGGCACAGCCGCTGCGCCATCAGACGCAACTGCACCTGCCAGGGGACAGGTACCTGGCAGCTACCAAGCCAACGAGAGTGCCCTGCCAGGTACCAGTCCCCAGGCAGCTGAACAAATCATCGGCCTAAAGGGGCCTGACACCAAGGGTGTGCAAACGTATCTGCCACTGAAGGACTACATGCGACTGATGCAGCAGAAAACTCTGCGCAAGCAGAATATAGCCCAGATAGCAGGCGAGGCCATCATCGACTGGCTGGACCGACAGGAGGGGAAAAACGCCTGAACTATAAATCGGTTATAGTAATCGCACCCCAAAACACCGCCTAAACTATATTTCGGTTAGAGTAAATATACATACATTACTATATTTATATTATTTCTCAGCCTTTATAGAGTGGCGTATAAGTATATTACCGAGGGCAAAAACCCGCATAAACAGGGCGATACAGGGCGGTTTACTCTAACAAAGATATAGTTTAAGCACTAAAAAAACAGCAAAAACGCTATGCCAAATAATAGTTTAACGCAATTAGAGCTGATGCAGCAGATGGTGGAACAGCGCACATGGAGCAAGACACCTTGGACGTACACCACACTGATGGCAGGACTGAGCCTGATACAGCAACAGGCGCTGCTGATGGTGACGGACGTGCTGGCACCATACATTAAGCGATTCTACGACATGAAGCTGGACCGAGCCAAAGGCACACCCAAGCCGCTATTCAGTCAGTACGTGCTGCAGGAGGGCATACCACCGCTGCGGATATGGCTGCAAGACCTGGGAGTGCAACCCAGCAACTACGAAGCTGCCCGACGGGCCATCGACGAGATAAACATGGCGGTGGATCATCCCGAGTTTGACGACGAAGGCCGACCAACTGGGCGCATACTGCGAACCAACGTGTTCAGTCAGTTCGGGTTTAAAGACACGGGCGACTGGTACAGCTTTACACGCAAGGACGGACAGCCCGATGCAGTGCCACGCAAGACGGCATATATCGACGTGAAGATTAACCCCGACGCAGCACAGTGGGCATTCGACATGAGTAAGGGCTACGTGAACCACCTGAAGATGATAGCACTCTACAGCACCAAGCGCAGCACACCGCGCATATATCTGCTGCTGATGCGGGCACTGCCCAAAGGCGCCGAGCAGACCGACGTGCGCATTCCGCTGATGGAACTGAAGGAGTATCTGGGCATATCGGCCACGGCCTATCCGATGTTCTCGAACTTTAAGCAGAAGGTGCTGGATGCCGTACAGAAAGATTTGCAGCGCATGGCCAGCCAAGAGCCACCAACCACCGACATTACATACACCTACGACCTGCACTACCCAGGCACACGCCGCAAGGGCGACCCCGAGGCAGTGGTGTTCCACGTAAAACATACGGCACTGGGAACGGCTTACAACGTGGTGGTGAACCACGCCCACCTGCCAGCACCCGACACCACGCCCGATATGTTTGCACAGGCCGAGGCGGCAGAGCCAGGACTAACACCCGAGCAGGCAATGGCAGCAAAAGAGAAGGTGTGGGAGCGACTGAAGCAGGACATGGAGCTAAGCGGTGCCGACGTGTGGTTTGGCAACTACAAGCAGCAGTCGCACACCGTTACCTACGTGTACGATCGCAGTCAACCCCAGTTGGCCGACCGCCTGACCACCGGCACAGAGGCCGACCAGTTTAACGCCATCATCCGCCAATACTTCGGCCAGAGCGTCACCATCCACCTCGCCCGCCAGGGGCGCTGATGTCCGCCATGTGTCGGCACAAAATCCTACCTTTACATCAAATTTTTAAGGCGATATAAAATGAGAGCAACAATTCAGAAATTTTACCAGAAGGGTAAAACCATTTATTATGTTACTGATGATGGTCAGGTGCTGAGCACCACCAACCCAGAGAGCGACCCAAAGACGTGGCACCGCATTGCCACTTTCAATGGCAAAGGCTACCGCCGCGTGCGTCTGCAGGGTAAGACGTTTAAGGTACACCGCCTGGTGGCCGAGGCATTTATTCCCAACCCCGACAACCTACCTAACGTGCTGCACAAGGATGGCAACCGCGACAATAATCACTACACCAACCTGGAATGGAGTGCAAGGCAGAGTAATCATCCCGAGGTATGAGCGATAAACCTATTATTCTGGGTCAGTACAGCCCCAGCCAAAACGGCATAGTGGTAAGCCCCAAAGGGCCTGCCCTTTGCCTTGCAGGGGGGGTAATGGGCACGATACCGACAAACCTAAGATACTGATTGAATATGAACTATAATAACTCGCGGCTAAACGCAATGATTCAGGGGGGGTATTGGGAGCCAGACTACCATGGCGAAATGCTCGACACCTACAACCAGCAGGCGCATCGCCAGATAGCGATAACCATACTTGCAGGCATATCATCGCGTAACCACTATTTCGTATGCGAAGAAAGAACTATAAATAAACTCAGAAAATTTATGATTGCAAAAATTTATCCCGACGGGCATCCCGACTTGCAAGGCAAGAAGGACCCAACGCACCCTGTGCGCTACTTCGACATCCGAAAACTTACACCTGTAGAGTGCTACAGTCTGATGGGAGTACCCCCCCCCCACAGATTGCAACACTTATGAAAACAGAAAAGAAACCGTATATGGCCTGGACGGGCGTAGATGCCCAATTGACCGTATTCGGACTGGAACCCGGTGCCACACGCCGAGAGGTTGACGAAGCCTACCGCGAGGCCATAGAGAGCCTTGAGAACCGACCATCTGACGACGATATGCCAACCGACGATGCCGACCTGCAGCGCATCACAGCCGAGGAGCAGGAGGCTGATACCGAGGAAAACGCACTATTACGACAGAATTACGATCAAGCCTATCAGGCCATCATCGCTGCAAGTCAAGAGCAGCGCTACGGCGATGTGCAGATTATCTCCAACTCATCACACTACAAGCTGGCAGGAAATTCGATAGTGTGCGACGTGCTGATGTATATCTACGAGGAACTGATGTACCCCACCGGTCGCCGACTGCCGAACGAACAAACCGACCTGTTTGCACTGCCACAATTCCGACTATCGCGCGACTGGAAGAAACAACCACTGAAACTGGTTACATTATGTAGCGGCTACGATAGCCAAGCCATAGCCATGGATATGCTGCAGCAGCGATATAAGGATTTTAGATGGAAGCTGATGGCATGGAGCGAGTTCGACCCCGAGAGCACACGCCCTCTGGACGAGCAGCCAGCCGTGGTGGCCCACAACCTGCTGTTTCCGCAGTACAAAGACTTGAACCGAGGCGATATGACCAAGGCCGACTGGAGCAACCTTGAAGATGCCGAGATCGACCTGCTGACATATTCGACCCCCTGCCAAAGCATCAGTCAGGCCGGCAAGCGCGAGGGCATCAAGAAAGGCAGCGGCACCCGCAGTGCCGTGCTGTGGAGCACCGAGGAAGCCGTGCGCCACATGCGCCCAAAGGTGCTGTTGCAGGAGAATGTACGTGCGCTGATTAACAGCGTGAATATGCCCGATTTTAAAGAGTGGTGCAAACTGCTTGAGAGCCACGGCTACGTGAACTTTCTGGCACCCCAGTTCCCTATCCCTTGGGGCACCGACAAGCGCGACCGCAAAACCGTGGCAGGCATACTGAACGCCAAGCACTACGGCGTGCCGCAGAACCGCGAGCGAGTGTATATGGTGAGCATACGTGCCGACCTGCTGAATGGCACACAGTATGAGTTTCCGCGACCCTTTGAACTGGATAAGTGCATAGCCGATGTGCTGGAGGATAATGTGGATGAGCGCTTTTTCCTGAAGCCCGACTCGGTGATTAAGTTCCTGACCGTGAATGAGGCCACCGAGGCTGCACAGATTCACTACGTGGTAACAGATCACAAGCTGAGCGATGAAGAAATTGCACAAGCCAGAAGTGGTGAGTAGTTCCGTGCTGCGGGGTGTGCGAACCGAGCACGCCCGCGCAGTGCGCCGCACCTACGGCGACAGGGGGGGCACTGCCACTTTGCCGACCGCAACTACTACCCTGCCACCGATGGTTGCAGCAACACCATCACCGGCGTACAGAAAGATAATTTATTGATTACTGAATATGAGTGATAAAGGATTGAGGGGGGGGCAATGCCCAAGGCGGTACTACGGCATCTATGCCTTTGTGCGAGCCGACTTCGTGCATCCACCGCTGCCCGACATATCTCGCAGTCTGAAAGCAACGAAATTCGATGTAAGCGTATTGATAGAATATGATACTGATTAAAGATACAGAACCAAGTGAGGGTATGAAACCCGTAAGGATTTCAGCCAGCCGAGGGCGCGGTGCAGAAACCTATCTGCGCAACCGCTGCCCTGAATATGGGGGGGTAATGTGAGAGTATGCGCAATGGTGAACCGCGATGTAGAGGATGTAGGCTTCCGTGGTCCGCACGGCGAGCGACCATTCCACCAAGTTATCGAACTCGGGTCGTCGCAAGCCACCAACACCATCACATCAGTACAAAAAGATAATCTGGTATGGATAGAGAGAGAGTTATGAATAGAGTAATATATCTCGGCAATAGCAAGAACCCTAAGTACAACACGGGCTTTGCCTATGGTGTATGGAGCCTGCAAGGTGTTTGCCCCGCGCTAACCTGTATGGGGGGGGGTAATCGGGAACCATCTTTTTTGGTTGAGTATGATATATAGCATGATACAACTGGTAGGCGACCGCGATGCCCCATCGCTAAGCATTAAGCCCTATGCTTTTAGCGTATGTGCTAACCCGATGAGCGACCGCAACCAAATGATATTGATAGAGTATGCTGAAATATAAATTTATAGGATGGACGCGGCATGGCAGCGGAAAGGGTGATGTTTCAAAATATCACCTAAAACAGACGTGCAACACCATAACCTCGCTATGTGGGGGGGTATTGGGAAAGATTCAGCCACAGGTATGTATAACACCACACCGTATATATTGATAGAGTATGAAATATAGAACAACGAATATTGGGAAGATTAAGCGCATTAGGGGGGGCAAATCAGAGCCATCAACACCACTGGCGACAGTTGCGCTGCCACACTCACTACCCGTTACGATGCCGTTGGCCCAACCAACATCATCTCACTGGCACACTATCCCATGACTGTAGCACTGATAGAATATGACGTATAAGGTAATTACTATATTAGGTTCGATGCAGCACCATGCCGCTGTAGTCGATATAGTTGGGGGGGTACTTGGTGTCCTTGCATCGGAACTACCGACTTCGGCCTTCCAAAGATTATTGTAGAGTATGACGATTAAGATACAATACATCAACAGTAACTGCGACGGCACCGCCAAGGCCATCCTTGCCGGCTGCTACAAGTTTTATGCTGCCACCCTATTGAGGGGGGGGCAAGCCAGCATGACTTCGATTTTATTTGAGTATGAATACGATTAAGAAGCGAATAGGGAGGCTGTCGTGGTGGTTCACGCAGAATGTGTATTACGTCAACGACATTTGCCGTGCCGTCAAGAGCGGCGAAGGTTCTGGCAACATCCCAAAGGTTATGATAGAGTATGAGATATAGGATGATTCAATTAGTAGGAGACCGCGACAAACCATCGCTCAGCATCAAGCCCTATGCTTTCAGCGTATGTGCCAACCCGATGAGCGACCGCAACCAAATGGTAATGATAGAGTATGAATACGATTAAACTGCACTGCACCAATCAGGCTACGGCCAAACCTGTTAGGGGGGGGGTACTGCCTGCCAGTCAATGTTACCACTGGAGGATGTGTTTGCACACTCAATACTCGTTACGACGGCATGCAGCTGCCAGAAGATATCCTCACCTTGGCTCACTATCCAAAGACGGTAATACTAATAGAATATGAGTGAATCAATGATATATAAAACATCATCCCGACCGTTCCTTGAAATCGCTGCGAGGGGGGGCAAATCGTGCTCCGAATCCGCCAAGCCACCGAACAAGGCTACATCGAGTGCGACCCGCAGGGCGTGTTCGACATCGACTACCCCTCAAGCATAACCCGTAGAGCCCGCGTAACTGATCGCGGTCACATCGCAGGCACTATTATGACAGGCTCCACCAGCCTATGTGTATTCATCGAACACGATTTATAAACAATAAAAACAAAACATTATGAAAGTTACAAAACATTATGAGGACAATTTGGTAAAAGTAGTTATCGAGGACAAAGGCGCACATCAGGTAGTACTGTTAAGTTGCGACCGCGACATGAAACGTCTGGGCGAGTGCCTGATAGACCTGGAGCGCACCGGCGGCAATCAGGTAGAGATAGAATAACATCGGCGATATGAAGAAAAAAGACAATGGTTATGTTAAGGCCAAGGAGGGCATTTACCTGCACCCTAAATACGGGCGGGTTATGGAGCACCACGGCTACAGCACGCGCATATTCTGGAGCACGCAGATGCTGGACTACCTGAAGCGAAACTTTGCCACCACACTGAACGACGAACTGGCAGGATGGCTGGGCGTGAGCATGCGCACAATGATACGCAAGGCACGGCAGCTGGGACTGCAGAAGGACCCCACATGGCTGCACGATATGTATGAGGAGCGCCGCATAATGGCACGGGCAGCAGCCAGCAAGGCTGGCAACCCAGGCCGATTTAAGAAGGGCGTGCGAGCCAACCCCGCAGGCGAGTTTAAAAAAGGCCACAAGGAGACACCCGAGATGCGCGAGAAACGCATAGCCGGACTGCACCGATGGAACATGACACACAAAAAGGAACTGAGCGAACGCTCGAAGAAAACATGGGAAACCCGCCGCGCCCGCGCAATTAATGTTTAATCTTTAATGTTTAATGTAGAACTATGCCAATAAATCCACTATTATATCAGAAGCGCCACAATGCGCTGCTGCACGCTATGAACCCGAAGCTGACCCCGAAACAGTATCTGCAGGGGTGGGACGAAACCAACAGCCGTGTGAACATGCTGGTGGGCGTGGCCAACGAGGTGGCACGACTGGCCGTGAGCGACGCCATCGACGCCATCAAGGCCGCCGGACTTTACAAACAGCGCACCAAGCAGCTGTGCCGCGAAACCGAACGCCGGCAGGAGGAGTACGAGGCGATGCACAACAAGAACTTTGGCGACCGACTGAAACTGTGGCTCGACTATCTCGACAGCGTGGAGCATGAGTATCGCCAGCACATATTTCACATCTTTATGACCATCAAACAGGTGATGGACTACCATCGCGACGCCCGAACCGACCTGAAAGCCCGACTGGAGTGCGCACGCATCTGCTGCACACTGGCCGTGGGCGAGTTTGACGAGGTGATGCGCAGCATGAAAGAGAAATACGGCGTGGACTACACCGCACTGTTTCAAGATGGGCGCTACGATCGCGTGCTGCACACATGGAGCCAGCTGTGCGACATCTGGGTGCAGAGCGACGACAAGCGCGAGGGCCAGGTGGTGCTGAACGACGACAAACAAGTGAACCTGGCCGTTGACGTGCTGACACGCAAGCTGAACGACCCAGACTACATCAACCGAATGGGAAAGTTTGCCCTGGAGCACAACCTCGACACCGCCGAGAAATACATCTCGCAGGAAGATATCGAGACCCTCAAATCCTACGGCACATGATGTCAGCCATCGCTCAGATACATTTCGTAATTTCGCATTATCGAGATCAATTAACAATATTGTTGAACTAAAAACAAAAAAACTATGAGTAAGAAAATGTTTACACTCATCAACTCGCTGTTGACAGCGGTTTCTACAGGCGCTATCGCCTTTGTAACTTATTACGAGCCAGCCAACGCTACGGCCATCAATACCGCTATCGGCGTGGCAACAGGTGCCATCAGTACCATCTGCAACCTGTTCGTGAAGGCAGAACCCGAAAAATGACGGCGCTATGACGAAACCTAAGATTAACTGGCACGCCGTGGGAGGCATCTGCTTCCTGGCGTGCTTCTGGGCAGTGGTGCTGGTGTTGGTGATAAGCCTGATAGTGGGCTGTGCGCCAACCAAGATTATAGACCGCACCGAGTATCGCACCATAGGACTTGACAGCGCCAGCGTTGTGCAGATGATGGAGGCACGAACCAAGAGCGTGGAGCAGCGCATGGATAGCGCCATGAAGGCAGTGACCACGCAGGTAACAACGCAGCAGGAATCGCAAGAGCAGCAGCGCGAACGCATCACCGAGACCATCACCAGCTGGGTGGATAGCCTGGGCCGAGAAGTTCGCCAGGAGCAGCGCGTTACCGATCGCAACACGTCGAAGCAGCAGCGCCTGACGGAGGAACGGCTGGTGCAGGAGTTTGAAACGCGACTGCAGCAGGCGATAACACGCCACGACAGTGAGTGGAACGCCAAGCTGGAGCAGCTGCGCACGCACTTTGAGCGCACCGACAGCGTGGCCGACAAGAAGCTGCAAGGCAAGGCCGCCGAAACGTGGCTTGACAAGTTCGACCGCAAGTTTGGCTGGCTGCTGATACTGGCGCTGGCACTGCTGTTTATATTTACCCGCAAATTCTGGCTGCCGATGGTGCGCCACTAAATATGGAGAACGATGCCGAGGATAGGACAGCAGACGATAAGTTGGCAGCAGATAAGAGCGCTGACCGAGGTGTGGACGTGGCGCGACGCACGGACGGGCGCCGAGGTGAGCGGATTTAATCCGCCGCAGGGTGCCAAACAGGTGCGCCAAAAGCCGTACTACATACGGGCCATCACCGGCAAAGGCGAACTCATCGAGGGCATGGTGATAACGCTGAAGGTTTACACCCGCGAGCATCAGCGCATGGTGAAATTCTGCGAGAGCAATCAGATACGCCGCATACGCGACTATCTAATCATCGAAATCGACGGCAAAAGGGTGGTTACGCATTAACCACCTGTCCCCTGGCATGAACACTAAAAAGTTAGAACTATGGCGAAATTAGAAATTCTTGCGCCGTTTATACTCAGCTTTGAGGGCGGCTACAACAAAGTGAAGGGCGACCGTGGCGGCGCTACCAACAAGGGCGTGACGCTGGCCACATGGCGCCGATATGGCTACGACAAGGACTGCGACGGCGACATTGACGAGCGCGACGTGATGCTGATAACCGAGTACGACGCCATATACGAGATAATGAAGCCCGTGTACTGGGACAAATGGCAGGCCGACAAGATACAGAGCCAGGCCATAGCCAACTTGGTGGTGGACTGGTACTGGAACAGCGGCGCTTACGGCATACGCCTGCCGCAGAAGATACTGGGCGTGAAGATGGACGGTGCAGTAGGCCCCAAGACCATCGCGGCGCTGAATGGTTATCCTGATCAGCGCGAGCTATTCAATCGCCTATGGAAGGAGCGCGAGGAGTATTTGCGCCGACTGGGAGCCAACCCCACGCAGAAGAAGTTTCTGCAGGGATGGCTTAACCGCCTGAACAGCATCCAATGGAGCTACCTACGGATGAACGACAAGGCCCGCACCATCGTGAAGTTCTGAATCCATTGATAATAATACTTTTATTGAAGTTAGATTGTTTTAGATTAGATTTGTTTTTCTGCCTCCGCCGTGAGGTTCGGGCAGTTTTTTTAATAATGTAATTAGGTTTTTAGTTATTCATAACAAAGTTGGTTTTTTCATACATTAATGTTAATAATGTGAATAGAGTAATGAATTATTGATTGAAAAGCGTTTCACTGAAACCCCGAGGCGACTGCGATAGTCATCCTCGGGGTTTTAGCTTATGTCAGGGTTCACTTTATCCCCTGGCATCGAGCTTGGCCTCAATCATCTGGTATTCGTCGATGACCGACTGGTCGAGCACCTTGGCGTATCGCATGGTTTGAGCGATATTCTTATGGCCCAGCATCCGGCGCAGATTTTCTACCTTGACGCCGTTGGCCAGCATCCACGTGGCAAAGGTGTGGCGGGCCAGGTGGGAGTGGAGCGGGCACGACGACTGGGCGAGCATGCCGATGGTTTTGAGCTCGTGATTGTAGTCGGCATTATCCATGCGTGGTGGCTGTCCGCCATAGCGCTCCAGCACATCTACCACCGGCGGCAGCAGCTGACTGACAAAGGGAACTCCCGTTTTTACGCGGCGACCACGATACACCCACGCCGAGCCATTCCATCGGTACTGCGAGAAGTCGAACGCCATGGCATCGCTATAGGCCAGACCAGTAAACATTTGGAAAACGAATAAGTCGCGGCTGCGTTGCAGTTTGCTGCCTTCGGGCAGGTTGAGATGGATGATGCGCTGCATCTCATCCCACGTAAGGAACTCGATGTTTTCGCAGTCGCCGCGTTTGAACTCGCCTCTTAATAAATCGTAAGGGTTAGTTTCTATCTTGTTGAACAATCGGGCACGGCGCAGCAGGGCTTTAAGGCACTTATGATAGTTATACACGCCCGCATCGCTGAGCCCATCGCCCAAGCGACTGAAGGTGACGGGCACATCTGCCAGGAGACAGCTACCTGGCAGCTTATCGGTTATGCCAGGGGGCAGTCCCCTGGCAGATTTGGCAGATTGGGCAGCTTTGGTGGATGGCCGGCGCAGGGAGTGCAGCCACGCATCGAACTGACAGATAGCCTCGGGCGTGCAGTCGGCAAATCGGCGCAATCGGCGGTACTCATCCAATCGGTTGATGAGTGCGCGATAGTGCTTCTTGGCCCCCTCGCTGATGTTTAGCACGGGTATCTGCGCCGCGCACCACTCGATGAGCGTTTCTTTATCGGTGCGCTCCTCGGCCACCTGCCACACCTTGTGCTTGATAACGTCGGCATCAATCGGCTGTCCCGTGCGGATGGCATCGTTAACAGCCGAGCCCACCTTATTATATATGATGGCCAGCTGATCGTTGAGCACCTGAGCATCGAGACGGCCCACCACGCGACCAGCCACCCACTCGCTGTGGCGAACCTTGATGCCAGTGCTTACGTGTATGCTGCGGCGGTGGCGGGTGACGCGAACCTCCAAAACAGCCTCTTTGTTGGTACCAACCGCCTTACGTTTGCGGTCGTGGATGATAGTTAATGTAGCATTCATCATTCAATTCCTCCTATTATATCTATTAGTTTCACTTTATTTACTTTATTAGTTTCTAAAATCTTTACATGGGTGATTTTGTTGTGGACGAAGATTTCTATCGAAATGTTTACAAAAGGCGTTGTTATCGACGAAATTGTGCGAAAAAAGCCGCCGTAGTGCCCCGTACATCTGTTAAATTCGGCGATTCAGGGTGGCGAAAGCACCTGCAGCCGCACCATCATGGCGAACGAAGCAATGCCCCAATCCCCCAAAAAAAATTTTGTGAGCGAGCGCAGCAAAGCGCCAAATTGCAACTCGGAGATAGCAAAATAGAGAAAAATTGTTGTACCCTTGGTTGTACCTTTTTCTCGAAAGGGGTAAAACATCACTACCGATATACCCCAATTTGCCCCGGATTCCCCCAGCGCTCACAACTAAACAAAGTGAAAGTTTTCCGTGTATTTAAGCGGCTCCGCGCCGCATTCCCAGTATTATTCAGGTTTTCCGTTTATTCCTCCTCCCTCCCAAAGTAGTGATCCGTTTGGGGCTCGGGTGGAATTGGCGGAAACCTTAGTGTTTATGGGGTTTTCGCAGAAATGAGTGAGCGCAGGGGTATAACAAAATTAGCGCTTTTGCGATGGATGGTTACAAGGCGTCGCTCTGGGTGGGGACTGCGGCGGCATCGCCGGTGCCTACCTGCGACTTGCTGCCTGGCTCGGCTACGCCTATCGGGTAAGGATAGTGGCGTAGCGGGTCGGCATCTAACTGGGCTCGCAAGCGGTCGCGCTCCAGCTTGACATCAGATAGTTCCTTGCGCAGACGACAATTCTCATCCTGCAGCTCGGCTTTGTCGCGACGCTTCTCGGCCAGTTGTTCGCGAAGTTCGTCAACCAGTGTACCAAGGTCAGCCAACTTTGATTTAAGAGCCTCGATGGTTTCATCCTTGCTGGCCAGGGCACTGTTGACATAGCTGCTAAGCTCGGCATTGCTGGCGGGCATAACGGCGGGCTGTGCGGGTGCGGCGGCATCGGTAGTAGGGGTAACAGCTTCGGCAGCCAACATGGTGTTGCTACGGCCACGAAGATAATCCATATTGAAAATGCCACCACAAGCATCGTTGATCTTAATCAGCGAGCTCATGGTGGGATTCTTGATGGCGCCACTCTTCATGCGCGAGATAGTGGTGTTGGTAAGACCTGCAGCTGCTGCCAGCTGCTTCTGATCAGCGTAAACTCGATGGTCGAGAATGTAATCTACCATCGCAATAACCCGATGGTTTGGCAAAATGCCTGCTTTCTTCTTTTTTTTACTAATCCGTATCATAAGCGCTTAAATTAGTCACGTTTGTATTAATTTATCTTAATAATTTACGTGAATTAGCACAAATACAATTTTTATGTGTATATTTGCAGGCAAAAATCGGCACTCGCTGCGAAATACAACTTGGCCTAAACTATCGGGTGGAAAAATGCCGTAAAGGTACTGCGAATACCTTTTGGGAGCGACAAAAGCACCACCTTACGCCTGACTTGAAACGTTTGCAAAGGTACGGCTTTTCTCCCGATAACAAAAAACCGATGTAAAATTTTAAGGTAATTTAAAATTTACGCGATGACAACAGGCTGACAAGCGGTGTAAATTTAACAAATATCTGGGTGAAATTATTGGCCTAAAACAATATAATATAAATAAGAACGATATGGCACTAAACGACAAAACATCTGCCGTGACAACGGCTGAAAACGACGACCAGCAGGTAAATGACGAAATGTTTGAGATTCCGCACGACTACCTGATTGATGGTGTAAAGGAGGCTGTAAAAAGTGTGCATAAGATGCTGAACGATGAACGCAAAAAGTATGGCAATCACTACAACGAGAAGAACGACTGGGAGCTATTCAGCAGAAAGTTTGGTTACAACGACCCAGAGAAACTTTGGGCCGAGTTTGAGCTGATTTGGCAGAAGAAGAGTAAACAGCCAGCTGCCGTGCGCAAGGTGATACAGGCCATCGGACTGCAGGCTCGCACTTATGCACTGCGTAAGTATGCGATGGAACACGGAACGACTGAGAACAAAAAAGCCACAGAAGAATGACAAGGAAGAGTTTAGGCATAATGGCGGCGATGCTGATGCTGGCAGGACATGGCATGCGCGACATATACGCACCACCACGACAGCCGCACGCAGGCGAGAGCGACGACGAGCGCAAGGACCGCTACCACAGGATGAACCCTGCCGCCACAGACAAACACGAGTTTATAATAAAAGGTGAGCGCATACTGGCCAGCAATCGCAAAACGGCGCTGAAGATATACGCAAACCATCATCCACAAAACAAAAAACGCAAAAAGAAATGACAACAAACAGACACAACGAGGATCAGGACTTTCCAAAGTTCGACGAGAGCAATCACCAGACTATACCTGCTGATGCTTGGTTTAATTAACGGTAACTAAATATAAAGGCGATATGGAGAAAATTAAGATTAACGAGGCTAACCAGGAGTTGTACGCCCGAACCAAGAGCGGCAACATGCTGATGTACTTGATTACGCTGGCGGCACTGGTGGTATATGTAACCACTGGCCACGGCGCAGTGAGTTTGGAGTTGGCGATGGTGGCGCTGATGCTGGGCGTGCTGCAGTACTTGTGGCAGGGCTTTGCACTGGAGCTGTTTGTGCGCCAACAGAAGCGACTGCAGGGCATCGAGTTCAACGGTGAGTGCTACGGCTATCCCGATTACATCACCACGGTTGACTGGATTATCTATATGCTAAAGATGATTGTAACCATCATGGCTGCCGTAGAGCTTATTTTATCGCTATAATATATATAAGGTATGATTCCCGACGACGAAAGCATGATACTCACCGAGCCAAGGCCGAAGAAGCCGCGCGTGATAGACCGCAAGCTGGAGGCCGAGCTCGACGCTCTGGGGTTCCGACCCTTTGGCGGAGAGTGGTAAGATAATAATCACAGAAATTTTGAGAGATATCCACCAAGGGCATCTGTTGATGTCCCTCCTTTCATTAAACAATCTGAGCAGCTGACAGCAGTGATTGCAGGCTTGCCGCTCGCCCCAGCGGGGGCTGAAACCCAAACATCCCAAAACGATAGCAAAACTTAAAACCCAAAATACAAATATGGCAAACAAAAACGTAAATCATCCCCAGCACTATAATCAGCACCCCGCTGGTATAGAGTGCATCAGCATCATCCGCAACTACACCTGCGATGTGGCCAATGCGCTGAAGTACCTGTGGCGTGCCGGACTGAAACCCGAAATGGGCAAGGACGATGTGGATAAGGAGGTGGAGGATCTGAAGAAGGCGCTGTGGTATATAGATGACTACCAGGCATCGCACAGCCACCACATAGCCGAGTGCAAGCCTGAGCTGATGGAGAGCTACATACAGAGCGTTACGGGCCACTCGATATTCGAGATTACGCAGGACTACCGCGACGACGTGTCAATGGCCATGTTCCAGCTGCTGCAGATGGGGCTGATAGTAAATGGTGCCGTGTATGCCGTGTACGGATGGCCCAAGTTGCTCGACACGTGCAAGTCGATGATTCACCATCGCATCATCACCCTGCAGGCCGATGCAGCCATACAGGATATTGACGAGGAGGACTGAGCCGATGAACAGAGACGAAGCATTACAAGAGCTGATACAGAAGCGACTGAAGGGCTTTAAGCCCGAGCACCAGACAGCCGTGTTTGCCGACTTCGACAAGATGGTGGCGCACATGGCGCGAACCCACCGCCTGCATCAGGACGAGATAGCCCTGCTGATGGCCAGCTGGTTCAACTCGCAGCCCTGCTGCATCAAAATTGACATCATCGAAAAAAGGGAGGAATAACCGATGCGAACATCACTGTTAGAACACAACAAAATGGCTTACCGCAAGGTAATAGAGGCACTGAAGAGCGCCGACCGTACCTGTGTGGTACACCCAACAGGCACTGGCAAAAGCTACCTGATAGCCGCCGTAAGCGAGGGCTACAAGCGGGTGTTGGTGCTGGGGCCTAATACGTTTGTGCTCGACCAGGTGGCCGACGTGCTGAAGTGGCGCAAGCGTGGCATAGAATATATGACCTATGCGCTGCTGATGCACACCGAGAATCCACGCACGGATTACGATCTGATATGCCTTGACGAGTTCCATCGTGCTGGTGCTCCCGAGTGGGGTGCAGCTATCGACCGACTGTTGGCACTCAATCCGCAGGCCAAGGTGCTGGGCACTACTGCTACACCCGTGCGCTGGCTCGACGACAACCGCGATATGGCCGACGAGCTTTTCGGTGGAAACGTAGCCAGTCAGATGTCGATAGCCGAGGCATGGAACCGCAACATACTGCCCATACCGCGCTACGTGAGCGGATTGTTCCGCTGGGACAAAGCCATCGCCGAAGCCACCGATCGTATCAACCGCAATCGCACGTTGACCGACGATGACAAGCGCGACCGCATCTTCCGCCTGAGCAATGCACGCCTGCACTGGGAGATGTCGTATGGCATGCCAGCCATTCTGAAAAAACATCTTGACCGCGATGCACGCCGCGTAATCGTGTTCTGTGGTGGCATAGAGAGTATCGACCAGATGCAGCACGACGTGGTGGAATGGTTCACCAAAGCTGGGTTTAAGGTACAGGGAATATGCCTGATGCACTCTAACCTGACCGACCGCGAACAGCGCGAGCAGATGGAACGCTTTGAGCAAAACGATGGCAACGGACTGCAGCTGATGTTTAGTGTAAACATGCTGAACGAGGGCATACACGTGCCCAACGTGAACGCCGTGCTGATGCTGCGCACCACTGCCAGCCGCATTATCTATATGCAGCAGATGGGCCGATGCCTTACCGCTGCTAACACGCAGAAGCCGCTGGTGCTGGATATGGTGGATAACATCACTACTACCAATGCCATCAAGTGTCTGCAGGACGAGTTTAACGCCATCGAGGTGCCACAGGCTGAGATTGAAGGTCGCCAGCCCCGCAAATTTGAAGTACACGACTATACGCTATCCATCAACCGACTAATGAAAGAGTTTGCACCCGCCCTGCACACCTACGTATCATTCGAGGAGTGCCTGGCACAGGTTACTGCCTACTGCGAGGAGCACGGCCATTTCCCCGGCAAGAAGGCCGACAGAGAGATACGCTTGAACTACATAAAGCTGCGCAAGTATGCCGACCGCCCCGAGGTGCAAGCCCTGGTGGAGCGATACGGGCGCAAGGTGCTGTCGCAGGAGGTCAAAATACAGATGATGCAGGAGTTTACCGCCAAGCACCATCGCAAGCCACTGTGGAGCGAAAAGGAGATGTACGCCATCTGGGGCACGATGACATCCGAGGACAAAGGCGACCCGCGTGTAAAAGCCATGCGCGAAAAATACATGCCCACCAAGATGACTCAGGAGGAGCACGTAGAAACCATGCTGCAGTTTACAGCCCGCTACGGTCGTAAGCCCGTGCCTGCCGAGAAAGAGATGTATCGCGTGTGGCACGATATGCTCGACCCTGGCAAAGATGATCCACGAGTGATAGCCATGCGCCAGAAGTACGGTCCCAAGACGCTGACCACCGACGAGAAGATAGAAGCAATGCAGGAGTTTACGGCTAAGCATGGTCGTCGCCCCAACACGAGTGAGAAAAAAGAATACGCCATCTGGCGGTATATCGTTTGGCACCACAAGGACGACAGCCGCGTGATAGCCCTGCGCCAGCAGTACGATGCCAAGACCATATCGCTTGATGACAAGATAAAGATGATGGAGGCATTTACCGCCCAGCACCATCGCCGACCACTACCAAGCGAGACCGAGATGCACTCCATCTGGAGTCGAATGGTACAGCACGTAAAGAAAAACAGTCGCATACGTGAGCTGTGCGATAAATACGGCTTTAATGCAGAGCCAAGAGTTAAAGATAAATGAATTAAACGTATGAAAACAGTAACATTGCCTATCGAAGAGTACGAGCAGCTGGTGCAGGATCAGAAAGATAAGCAGCAGTTGATGGAGGAGATTGCAGCCAAAGCCGACGAGCGCGGCTACATGGTGCGATACATCACCCAGTGTTGGCGCAAGGCACCAAAGGGCTGGGAGTCGGAATACGAGATGCTGCGCGAGCGTAACACCCTCGAAATATTTAGCAAGGATAAGGTGCTGGCCGATGCTCAGAAGGAGATAGAGCGCCTGACTAAAGTAGCCACCGAACTGGCCGACGAGAAAACCACCCTAAGTCGCCGCCTAATGGCTCTGGAATGTCGCGGTTTCTGGGCACGAGTATTTAATAAGAAGAAGTGATTATGCAAGACAGAAGTTACGACCAACTAAGAGAAATGCTTTCGGCACATCAGGGCGATGGACTGGAAGATAAGTTAAAGGGACTGATGGCCGACCCTACGCATCGCGAAAAACCCAACTGGGAAGAAGAGGAGGAGTTTATTCGCAGCGAACTTGAGCCCAAGTATGTTATCGTAAAAAATCATGGCAGCTACTGCTTCCGTGCTCGATATACTGATATGCACCGCTCACTGCTTTCGCAGGATGAAATCTACAACCAGCGATGCGATGGTGGTGGTTTCTGGGGTGTGGATGGCGAGAACCACCGCGTAACACTCTACGACTCATCATCCGACTTTGGCCGCCCAAAGCACATCGAGGAAGCCATTCGTAACGATGGCGAGCGCCTACTGAAGATACTTGGCGAGGTGGGCGATAAGGAGGGTAACAAGTACGATCTTACCGGCTACGACATTACCTACATTGATGCCATCGGCCATCGCCACGTGGTTAAGCCGTGGACTGCCGAGGAGCGCCAGGAACACGAAGAGATGCAGAAACAGCGCGAGGTGGCCGACAGCGCACGCCCAATATCTTCCTATGGAAAATTCGGTGCCATCTATAACCACAAGCATTACAACTATCAGGAGCCCAAGAATGCCGCTAAAAAGAAAAAAGCTAAGCGCCGCCAGCAAAAACAGGCCCGCCGCAGGCATTGATTCAGAAACATTTAAAACATTAGGCGATATGAAAATCAAAAACGAGAAAAAGGCCCTGCAGATGTTCTGCTCGGAAGATACGCACTTTCGTAAGCAGTTGACACGCCCGTTTATCAATAGCGTGTATGATGGCAAGGTGATAGCCACCGACGGCTACGTGCTGCTGATAGTGGATAAGAAACTGCTGCGCTGCAAGTACGAGACCGACAGCCTGAAGATACCCCGTCAGCAGTCGTACAAACCCATCAGCATCCCCATCAGTTTTGCGGCTATCGACGATGCCTACAAGCAACTGGAGTTGGTGCCCGAGGAGGTGTCAGAAGATGGCAAGGATAAGGACTGCCCTGAGTGCCTCGGCGAAGGAAAGGTGGAGTTTGAGTACAACGCCGAAAACGGCGAAACCTACTATCACGAATGCGACTGCCCGATATGCGACGGCACAGGCATACGCGAGGATTATGTTCCCGTAAAGACTGGCCGAATGCTGGTGCCCGAGGGTTCGGTATTCATTATGCACCGCACTTTTTTCGATGCCCGCCGCGTGTGGAAGGTTGTAGAAACCCTGCGCCTGATGGGTTTTGAGCAGATGACGTGGGTTGGCGAGAGCGAAACCGGCATGAACTGGTTTGAGGTATGCGACGGTATGCAGCTTGTACTGATGCCCATGGCCAACACTGGCAACTTTAAGCAAGAAATAAGAATAGAAATGGAGGAGTGATTATGGAGACAGCAAAGTATCTGTGTGAGTTCTTTTTCTGCGACTTCTGGCACTGGCTGGGGTTGACTATCACGCTCTGTGCCGTTCGCTTTGGCACCGTCATCATCGACAAGAGTCATCAGATTATCAGTAAAAACAATAAAGAGGAATAATCATGTTTACACCAGGTAAAAGACAACTGAGAGACATCACCGACCAAGAGCTTCGAGTGATCGTCGAGATGAGTGGCTGCTACGGCCACAAGGATTATTGGGGTAACTTTACAATTACGGACATCGACCGTAACATGTTCAAGAACACCATCGTAATTGACTTCGAGCAGACACGCATCAGCGACGGCGAGAAATCGCTGACCGTGATGTTCTTCGACTACAACGCGCTTTCGTATCATGTGGACTACCGCTATCCGTACAGCCGCAGTACAAAGTCAGCGAGTATAACGGAACACCCGAAGATGCTGTTGTGGCTGCTGAATCAAGACTTCGACCTGCTGAGTATGCTCACGCAGAAACCCGCAGCCGTACATCTGTCGCAGTCGTATCATACAATGGGATTCCTTGTCGGTCACGGACATTGCGGTCAATTCAAAATGGACTCGATGAAGTTCTTTGGTCCCGATGAACGTGAGAAGGTCAAGGAGTACATGGAAGAGCGCAATGCCGAAAAGGACTACGTTCACTCATTCCAAGTGCTCGACATGAACGAGCGCGAACCCGACTTCATGCCAAAGGAGAAGCACTACGAGCGCATGGAACATTGCATTGGCATCGAGCACGACAAGGTAAAGGACGGACTCTACAAAGCCTTCCGCAACGGATCGTGCTATAACGAGTGCATACCCGAATGGGAGGACCTTGTGCGTAACGGTTATGCTAAACGATGGGGCGAGATAGGCCATACGATATTCTACGGACTGACCCGCAAAGGCTTAGAGGCCATCGCCCGTCGCTGGGGCATCCGCATCAGATACGAGATAGAAGTAGGATAAAAAGCAGGAGGCTAAACAATGAAAATAGGATATGAAGATTTTGTAAGCTACGACGTTGCAAAGTTGCTGCAAGAGAATGGTTTCGACTGGCCTACGGTTCCTTTCTACGACATCAAGAAAAAGGAGTTTTGCAGCAGGGTTGGCAATGTTTATCAGCCTTGCGATTGGTATCACACATACCCCGAACGCAAGTTTTATTCTGCGCCTACTCATCAGATGGCTTGCGAGTGGTTGCGACAAAAGCATAATCTGAGTGTAGAAGTATATCGCACGGCATATGGTTGGATAGGCTGCGTAGTGGCAATACCGAGCGGCACCGACATAAAATTTCTCGAAGATGATGGCGACGACCCTGCAAGCGGTACATATACGTCGCACTTCGGCGCTGCAGAAGCAACTATCAAGTATTGTTTGGAGAATCTAATCAATAAGGAGGAGTGATTATGGCACAGCGAATCATTAAGTTTCGAGGCAAGAGTATCATCAGCGGCGAGTGGCTGTATGGCAACTTTTATGATGATGGCGGCGAGCAGTATATGCTACCTACAAACTTGCTGGATATTGACGATTACGAGAAGTTCCAGGTTGACCCCGATACAGTGGGCGAGTACACTGGTCTTACGGATAAGATGGGCAATGGCGTGTACGAGGGCGACATACTGCGACTGCGCACGTTTAGTAACCTATCATGGAACCCCAAGATGCCGCAAGAAGAAGCCAAGGAAATGCGCCGTATGTTCGACCTCGACGACCTGATGGACGAGCTGGAGGCCGAGAGCATCACCGCCGTAGCTTTCGACGAGGGCATGATGATGGTAAGTCTGGACTGGGAAAACGACACCTACATCAGTTGCCTTTGGGGCGATCAGAAGCGCAGTAACCCCATCTTCGACTTCGAGATTATCGGCAACATCCACGACAATCCCGAAATCCAACTGCAATGTTCTGATAGATTTAAGAAAAAATAAGGAGAAGTGACTATGGCAACTACATTTGATTACCAGACAGGACAGATAGAGATTGATTTCCATTTCGTTGAATGGGACACAAAATGCAAAGGCAGCGGACTGCCTTGCAAAGCTGGTAGCGAAAGATGCCAGAGATGTAAGTATTATGGAAGTTCTATCCACCCATGGTCGTTTGGTGTTACAGCTGGTGTACGTATGAACGAGTCGTACATCTTATGTAAGCATCCTGATGCCAAGGATTCTGAAGGCTGCAATATCGCCAGACATTTATTCTATGAAGCATTTAAGAACAAAGCACTTTGTGCATTGTGTTATTAATAAACTGAATACACTATGTTTGATTTGAAAAAACTCGAAGATAACAATGCAATATTCTGGATATTCAAGTTCCCAGAGTATCGAAGAATAGCAGCTAAGTGTGGGTGGGCTATTGCCATCCATGGCTCTGCAGTACACGATCTCGACCTGATGGCAATGCCATGGGTAGAGAACCATACCAGCGCCGACGAGTTGGCACAGCGACTTACTGACACTGAGCAGCCCAATTTTCGCCGACCTTATGTAAAGTCTAAGCCTGGCGACAAACCTAACGGGCGCATCGTATATACCATCTTTACAGGTGGCACATATATTGACATGAACGTAATAGAAAAGGAGGACTGACGTATGAAATCAGACGAATTAATGGTAGGCGACATCGTACTACGCAATGGAAAGCCCGTTGAGATAGTCAGAATAAGCGGCATTACTTATTCATTCGGACAGCAAGACATCACCATCTATCAGGGCAAGGGCAACGGACTCGAATCTCACACCATGCGAGGCATTGCCCCTATGAGGATAACGGAAAGGTTGCTGATGGCTATTGGATTTGCTTCAAGCGTATCACCTAACGAGTGGATATACGAGGACAGCGAGAAGCGCATTGACATCTGCGTTGACCACACGGAACTTGACCACTGGTGGGTGTGTGTGCGTCACGGACATAGTAAGCAGACCGACAATTTCCAATACTTTGAGGGTTTTGCCGACTACTTGCATCTGTTCCAGCATATACTACGATGCTGTTGCATAGACATCGGCATCTGCTACGACAAGGTGAAAGACCTCTAACCTATTCACACTTTACTTTAAAAAATAAGATAATTATATCGAAAAAGAAATAGAACTATGACAGAGAAAAAATTAAAGTATGCCTTCGGTACGGATGATACGCACTGCGAGTCTGACCTATTCGACACAATCGAAGAAGTGATTGAGTATGCACAAGCGTCATGGGACGAAAAGGACGGAAACCCGTTCGACGAGGATTGCGACTACACTGGTTGCATCTACGTTGGCACGGCTGAGACATACGAGCCTGCCGACTTTGCGCCATCGCTGGACGATATAGCCGACCAGATGACAGATAGGTTCTACAGCGACCACAACATTGATGATGACCAGGACGTGACCTACAGTAAGAAAGAAGAGGCGCAGAAGGAGTTGCGCGAGTTCATCAATAAGTATTTCGACATCCCTTCCACCATCATTGCCAACTGGAACGTCGGCATCTACGACCTGAAGGAACACAAGTGGGTGGAGCGATATGATAAGTAGGAGGACTGACCGATGAGTAACTTTATGATATTCGATAAGAAAACGGGGCAGAAGATTGCCGAGGGCAAGGGGCTGGTGCTGCCGAGCGATAAGCCTAACGAGATGGATGTCCTGAATCTGCGCGAGAAGATAACGATACCCGAGCTACCATTCCCCAAAGAGGCACCCGTGCTTTCGTTTAAGGTAAAGATTTCCAAGCGCCGCCTGCGTAAGATTCGCCAGATGGCGATATGGAAGAAGCCACGCCTGCCTCGCAAACTAAAGAAGGCCGCACGGCACGCTGACTTTGATGTGATGGACCCGCAGTTTAAAACCGATGCACTATCAGATCGCGACGCTGTGAACTTCACCATCGAGTACGACATGCGTGTGCGCATCCATCCTGCCAGCTATCCCCGCACCAAGTGGGTGCAGCGGCTCACCAGAATAGTACGCCGCATGATGGCCCGCCAGCATCGCCGCTTTATACAGCACCAACTGCATCAGCAGTACCTCGACCAGCACCCAGGCATGCTGACTTACGACGATGCACCCAGCAACCCTGCTGGGCACAACAAAGATTTATACGCCGGCAATGAATTGGTGCTCGACAAAAATCAGCAACAACGCCTGGCAAATATATTAAATAATAAGGAGAAATAACTATGGCAGAAGATTTGAAACGACGTGATTTGTCGGGGATATTTATTTTTGATACGTTCCCTGGCGAGGAGAAAAGGCAGCCTACTTGTGTGGAGGACTGCCAGCAGACTACCCGACGCGATTGGTGTATGAGCAAGACACCAGACTACCTGCGCGAGGCCATCAACTTGCTTGCTGGCACATTTAAGGATATTACCAACTATCTGGTAAACGAGAAGTGTGTTACAGACGAGCAGCGCACTGGGCTGTTTGAGATGATTGACCGCAACGTGGAGCAGTCGAAGTACAACTGGGCACTACATGAGTTGGCCGACCAAGTGGACTTTTTCTGCGAGAAGATCCGCCTGATTGCCGACACCTGCGGCGTAACAAAACATAAGGAGGGCTGACTTATGAATATACTGATAACACTGCCTAAGCAGCTACTGGCAAAGATTATATCTGGCGAGAAGCGGTACGAGATGCGCAAGAGTCTGCCAAAGAATATAAAGGTGGGCGAGGATGGCTTTTTTGTGGTTGAGAAGGGTACCGACGACGTAAAGTGCTGGTGCCGCGTGGATGCCATCAAAGAGGTGGTTATGACCAAGGCACTGGCCGAGCACTATTCGCCCCAGCTGTGCGTTTCGCCACAGTTTATACTGGACTATGCCCCTGCAGGCACTAAGATTTATCTATGGCAGATGGGCAAGGTAATGGCACTACAAGACCTTACGCGCGGCTCGCTGTTTGTTGATAAGAACCCGCAGCAATTTGCCTACTGCCCGCTATCTTATGGAGAATCATATTAAGTAATAAAGAGGAATAACTATGCACACGATTTTTAAACAGAAACTGGAGATAGAAGATATACAGACGGTACAACTGCCGAGCGACTTTAATATACTGCATCTGGGTGCGCAGCAGGGCGTGCCAACCTTCTGGTACGAGTGCAACACCGATATGCCGCTGGTGAAGCTCAACATCTACTGCTTTGGCACGGGCTATGTGATGGATAATCTGCCCGCACTTATCTACATCGGCACCATACAGATAGATGGTTTTGTGTGGCACTACTACCGCACAGTAGAATGGAAAGAAATAAAGGAGGGCTGAGCGATGGATAAGACACTAACCGAGCAAAAGATACAGCGGGTGCTGAATAAGTTTATGGCATCGCCTAAATATAAGGTGGACGGGCTGTTTGTGTTCCGTTGGGAATCTGACAAGCTACTATGGACCAAATCTGGCTATATCTATGAGTTTGAGATTAAGATTAGTCGTGCTGACTATAAGAACGACTTTAAGCATAAGGCCGAGAAGCACCTGCTGCTGAGCTCGAAGATGCCAAAGGAGGCAGAGTCTGTGCAGTTAGATTTGTTTGATAACCTGCTGAAGCAAAAGCAGAAACGCTACCCTGGCATTACTAAGGAGCAGCTGAATATCTATCCCGAGAACACCAAACTGCCAAACTTCTTTTACTACGCTGTGCCAGAGGGTATGCTTGAACCCGACGAGGTGCCACCTTATGCCGGACTGATTTACATTACCACCAGTAAGGGTCCTAAATACCATCGCGACGATCCAGACAAGTATTATCACGACATCAAAATAGTGCGTAAGGCACCGCAGTTGCATAAGACTAAGTACACCGATGCCGAGCTGAACCTGGGCGAGAAGTTCTACTACAACATGCAGACGTGGAAGCATAACTATCGCGAGCAGGTAAAGTACTCGCTGATGTACCGACAGCGCCTGCAGGATGAATTGCAGCGCAAAGGCCAGGAGCATTCATATCTGGAGTTGACCGACCAACTTAAAGAAGCCGAGCGGAGCGTAGAGCAAGCCGAAAAGAATGCAGATTACTATAAGCAGAGATATAGCGACTTAGAGCACGACATCAATTTCGACACTATCGAGCGTCACATGTTTATAGATCTGGTGAAAAAACTTAAACCTGATTTCAACTATCGGGAGTTTACCAAGCAAGTTGATGAGAGATACAAAGAACGATACCCCAAAAAATAAGGAGGAGTGAATTATGATTATCGACAGAACATTTCATAACGTAGAGTGCGACCATTGCGGGGCGCTGCTCGATGAAGAAACATGGTGGGACGATAAGGAAGCGCTCACTACGAATATTCTACCTGATTGCGGGTGGATAGAGTGCGAAGGCGGTCGTCACTACTGCGAGGAGTGCTGGACGCGCGATGATGATGATAACATCGTGACCAAGGATGGCCGCAAGTGGGACGATTATGATCATAAAGAGATAAAGTAATTAGTTACGTTTTGCTGCGAAGGCAGCGGTTTGCTTTGTGTGTGTTTTGGAACGGGGCAGCGGCCCCGTTTTTTTATCTTCGGGTTTACGTAAAGTTTGTATTAAAAAGGATTAATTTTTAGCACGAATTAGCACAAGTATAATTTTATTTTGCTATATTTGCACCTGCAAATGTAAATTTTGGTGTAAACTAATAACAACATCACCTATTAATACACACTGAAACTTAGAATATTACAAGTAAACAATAAAACAATATGATTGCTACAAAACAACGAGTTGGCCGCAAGGACTGGCTGAATTTAGATATTGGCGAACTGGGCGTGTTTACGCTCCCCGACCGCAAGGCACGCGAGGCGGCACGTGTGGCAGTGAGCCATCTGCGCCACAAGTTTGGCCACGACTACGAGTATGTTGACCTGGGCAACGGTGGCGACGCCGAGCGCAGCATTGCCTATCGCCGACTGAGCTGACACTTCTTTTTTTTCCATTTACAATATATAATCAGTTAAACTACTTTTGTATCTATGGATCGCGTATTAAGGCAGGAGATAGTAAGGGAGTTCCGTCAGCAGATGACCGAACTTAACGAACGATATGTAACGGCAGAAACACTCTGCCAGCACATTGAGGTGCTAACGCCCGAGTGGCTGAAACGCAACGGCTCCTGCTTTAATCGCACCCGTGCCGAGTGGACCGACGACGAAGGCAAAAAACACCAGACGTCGTGGGTTTACCCGCTGCACGAGATAATGCTGATGGTGAAAGACGGACGAATAAAAGAACTTATCTGCAAGAAAAAACAATCTTAAAATTTACCTAACGACAATTACAATGACAATGATTAAAAAACGAGCACCTAAAATAAAACGCAAGGGCGACTGGCTTAACCACCTGAATATAGGTTATGCCCTGGAGCAGGACGAGGACAATCCACGCCAGCCTGCATTCAGCTTTGTGGGCGCCACTATACCTTTATTAAATGATGTGTTTGCACAGATAGCCAAGGGCGGCTACGTATGCAAGGGATTCCGTCTGGGCTATGTGCGCACCAGCTTTACACGCGGCAAGCACCACATGATGTGGCGACTGCGAGTGATACTTGAGGACTTTAACGCGCAGTTTCTCGATCTATCGCAGCTGCGCCTGATGCTGGAGGCTAACATAAAAGGTCGCGGCCACAAGATGAAGTATTTTAAGATAGACACGCTACTGAACCTATAACTTAAAAACCGCTATATATATGAAATTGGATGATGCTTACCAGAGGTGGGGGCAGGAAAACGAAACGCTCTACATTAACACCCGACAGAAGTTTAGAAAGGTTTGGTGGCTGATACCTACCAACAAGCCTTGCGAGTACTACACACTGCCAGTATTGGGCCGTGCGCTGCAGCAGGCAAATGCCGACAAAGGTGATAAGGTGCAGGCAGCCAGTGTGATGGTGCATGTGCTGAACTATGCGCACCAGCAGGAGCCCGACTTGAACCCTGCGCCCACCTTTACCCACACCGACATTGTGAACTTTGAAGGCATGAAGCCCTCGAAGATGGTGCAAACGATTGAGAAGATAGAGGCCGAGAAAGCCACTACAGAAATAAAAGAACCGCTGGTTAAGGTTAAGCCGGCGGCAAAGGCTAAGCGCGAGGGCGAACTGGCCCGCCGCACTGGTACACCGCCAAAGAGCGTGGTGCAGCTTGATGCTGACACACTGAAGCCCATCAAGGTATGGAAGAGCTGCAATGCAGCACAAAATGGGCTGGGCATTAAGAACGTGCAGCGTGCCATCAGTCGCTGCGGCATATCGGGTGGCTACTACTGGTGCCGTCCCGGCGACGAAGAAACCTTTAAGCCCGCCGATAAGCGCACGCATAACGGCGGCAGAAAAGCAAAAACCAAGTCTATAGACAAACCAAAGTACGAAAGCGTTTTGGCGAAAGATAAAAAAGAGCTGATGCGCAAAGTGTTTGATGGTCCAGAACGCCCACAGCCTGATTTGCAAACTGCAGTGATTGAGGCCCAGCAGGAATTTGAGGAAGAAATCGTAAATCACGTAGAAGGTGTATTACGCAACTGCACTCAGGAGGAACTGATTGCCGAGCTGCGCAGGCGAGAGTGGAAAGGTATTCTACATATTACCCAGACTATAGAATTATAAACTAATAAATGCAATAATTATGGAAAAGCAAGAAATGATTAACAAGATTAACGACATCCTTATTGACAAACTTTGTATCGACAACCGCGACGAGCTGAAGCCAGAGGCTAAGCTGGCCGAGGATTTTGGTGCCGACAGTCTGGATGCCATTGATATCACTATGGAGATTGAGCACCAGTTCAATATCTCGATTTCCGACTATCAGATGCACCAGATGACCGATGGCGCCACCGTGCAGGATATATATACAATGGTGGAAGAAGCGCTGAAATGATGCACGATAGTTGCAAATTAACGCCACTTTTGTTGCAAAACCTGTTGCAAATGGCGTCAATTTTGCAACCGAATTAACGCAGAAAATGCACCTAAATTGGTGCAAAATCAGTTGCAAAACAGGTGCAGTTTCGGTGTATAATCAGTTGCATAAGTAGTTGCAAAATCGCATCACTTTTTGCAGTTTATCGCATCAGATTGCAATCAAATTCGGCACAAATTAGCATATAAATAACATATAAACAACCCCCGCTTATGGGACGTAAACGCAATCCATATCTACCGCTATTTACCCGCGATATCATGTCGTCGCCGCGATGCCGTGCGCTCAGTCGGGAGGCTGCTGGCGTTTACCTCTTCCTGCTGTGCCGACTCAACGAACCGCCCACGCCTGGTGCGTACCGATTGAGCGACTGGGAAGAGCATGCCAACTGGAGCCGAAGCAAGACCACCCGATGCCTCGCCGAGCCCGATAAATACAGCCGTTTGCAGTATTTTGCCAAGATGCTTTCGGTCAACGATTTGCCCTGGCGCGAGCGCGACATTCTGGAGAGTCTGCAGGAGCTATATAATAGAGGTATTATCACCGTGGTGGGCGATGCGCTCATCCAGCCGCGCATGTTCGCCGACAACGGTTTTACCCTTGATGCCGAGGGCACGATACTCGACGATCCGCACAGCGGTTCGATGGCGCTCAGAGGCGACGATGCCGCCCTGAAAACGGCTGATAAAAACACTGATTTTTTAAGTGCTGATAAAGGTACAAAAAAAGTGCATAAAAAAGTATCAAAAAAAGTACACGAAAAAGCACCTGTTTCTCACGCACGCGCATCACGCGCTGAGAGTGAGAGTGAGAATAATAATATAGTAGATAATGAAAAGAAAGAAAAGAAAAATAAAAAAGAAACGCTAAACGGCAAAAAACGACCTACGGTGGCCGACAGTCCGCCTACATTAGAAGAGATACAAGCCTACTTCGACGAACGCGCCGCGCAGGGCAAGCCCTTTGTATATGTCACAGCCGAAGGATTCTACGATGCCTGCTGCCAAAGCGGCTGGACGCTGAAGGATGGTAAACCTATACGCGACTGGCGGGCACGCTGCCGCACCTTTGAGAACTATCGCAAGGAGCGTGGCGACCGCCCCGTAGGCTCTAAGTCAGCTCCGCGCCATGGGCAGGCAGTGCCGCTGCATGATGTTAAACCCGATAAGTACAAGGAGAAATGGTAAAGCAACCTATAGCTATCGCCAAGATGCTGGGGCGCAAGGCCGTTAATGCTGTGCGCCGACAGGACGAGCGTGTATATATTCAGATGCCCGATGCCCGCGAGCGGCTGATGGAGGGCTTGGCCGAGTATCTGGGCGACGAGGCGATGTGGATTGACGAGTACGAGGAGGTGGCCCAGTGGCTTACCAACAATCAAGGCAAGGGCCTGATGCTGATTGGTCGCCCAGGTCGCGGCAAAACGGTGCTGATACACCACGTGTTGCCTAAGATACTTAATCAGTACTGCCGCCTGTATGTGAACTGCTACACAGCGCTTGAGCTTAACGAGTTTGATGTGGATGGTAAAGGCAAGGCCCACGCCCGCTACGATAAGATACGCCGCGAGAACAAGATTATTGCCCTGGACGATGTGGGTACCGAGCCCGATGCCAACGTGTTTGGCGAGCACCACTGCTATTTTTCAGAGTTGGTAGATGAGTGCGAGCGCAAGCAGAAGCTGCTGCTGGTATCAACCAACCTGAGCAAACAGGAACTTACCGACCGCTATCAGCTGCGAACGTTCGACAGACTTACCGCCATCACCCGTCGCGTGTTTTTTATCGAGGGCGAATCGTTCCGCCACTAAGCTCATTCCCTAATATATATTAATATAGTACGCATATATATACGTTAAATCTATAAATTTTTAAATTATTATGCAAACAGAAATTACAATCGACGTTGCTGGCTTCCGTCATGTGCTAAACCAGCTCAAAGGTGCTATTAGCCCAAAAACACCATTGCCTATACTGCAGTGCGTTAAGTTATCATTCGATCGTCAGGCCGAAGTGTTCCGCCTTACAGGCAGTAACAGTGAATTGTGGCTCACGGTGGATTGCGCCACCACCACTACCGATGCCGACGGCAACGCCGACACCCAGCCCTGCGTACACCTGTTGAAAGAGGACCCCAAGGAGCCCTTTGCTGATGTGTGCCTGCCCTATGCCCCACTGCGCGAGGCATTCAGCCTGCTGCCCGCCAGTCGCCGCTGCACTGTAATCCTAAAACAGAAGGGCGATGTGCGCACCTGCACTATCGACTATCAGGATGGCGCGATGGATGTGCCTTATCAGGATGCACTGGAGTTTCCCGATGCACCCGCCATCGTAACCCCCGAGGCTCCACGCGAGGGCACCGATGCTGTATGCCGCTTCCAGATTGGTGCCAGTGATCTGCTTGGTCCCGTTATCCAGAGCCGCGCCTGTGTGGCTGCTGACGAGTTGCGCCCCGTAATGGGTGCTGTGTGCATGGATTGCTCGGTAGATAGCGTGGTGATAGCCGCCAGCGATGGCCACCGCCTGTATAAGCAGGTGATAGAGTGCCCAGGCTACATGAAGCACGTGGGCTTTGCAGCCGATGGCAGCGCCAAACTGCTGGTACCTAAGAGTGCCATGGCATCGCTCATAGCCGCCTTTGGTGGCAGCGGCACGCTTACCGTAACCGCCGACACCCGCCGACTGATGCTGCAGATGGGCGGTGCTACGCTGAATATGGCTCAGATTGAGGGCAACTATCCCAACTACGACAGCGTGATTCCAAAAGACAATCCTTACAAGGTGCAGATCAGTCGTGAGAGTCTGAAGATGGCTCTGCTCCGCGTGCAGCTCAGCAGTGATGGCACTACCAACCTGGCCATTATGCGTAGCGACGGTCAATCGTTTATCGTAGAAGCCAACAACGACGTAGAAGGTCGCCAAGGCTCAGAGCGCGTAGCCGTACAGGAGACCGACGCCTTCCTGCCCCAAGGCTTTAAGATTGGTATGAAGCTCAGCAACGTTATCGACATGCTCGATATGCTGGATGAAGATAGCGTATGCCTGTACTTTAGCGACCAGAGCCACCCTATCCTGCTGCGCAACGAGAGTCAGAAACTGCAAGGCAAAACTCTCCTGGTTATGCCAATGCTGGTCAATGTTTAATGTTTAATGTTTAATGTATAACCTATGGCAAATTTTAGTGGATTATTGAATCTTTTGGGCTTTAAAGGAGCCCGAGTGTTTACCCATCTCGATGAGAAGCACCCCGACATGGCTTGGGTGTGCATACCCGTACCTTACAACGACATCCAGATTACTCAGGATGGCAAGTACGCCTCGGCGCGTGTGTTTATGGCCGAGACCAACGATAAGTTCCGTCAGGCTTGCATACAGCGCAAGCAGCAGAGTGGCGACGATATGACGGGCTACACTCCCCCATCGCACCAGATGGAGGTATCGTTCTCGCCTGAGTTTCGCCAGCGTGCTTTAGAGGCAGCACGCAAGCGCCTGCTGTCAGAGCATCCCGAGTGGACTGGCCCCGACTTGGAGGATCCCGAGCACAACACCGACCTGCGCAATGCCATGTACGATGCCGTGCGCTGTCGTTTGGGCTCTATGTACTGTCATCAGCGCCAGGGTGGCGGTCAGCAGGCAGCCCCCGCCAACGCTACCGCCGCCAGCGGTGCCCAAGGTTGGCAGCCTACCGCCGAGCAGCCCTTCCCTCCACAGCAGGACACCGACGACCTGCCGTTCTAAGAGTTTCCCACCCTGCCAGGGGACAGGTCCCTGGCAGGTTTGCTTAACCTAACAAAAGAATGATATGAGTATATTACCTATTGCGCTATTGCAGATGAATATTTGGGTGGTGGTACTGATGACTATTGCGGTATTAGCACTCCTGATGATAGTATATATCGCTGGTGTGAGGCGTGGTGTTAAGACAGGCATAGAGTTTGGCATGCGCTATTCTGTCAACCGCACACTCGACGAGCTACGCAAATCAGCCGACAAGAAGGGCTGCGTCCAAATCTTTGAAGATTTGATACAAACCGCCCTAAACACTGCTGAAAAGGAGTATTTGAAAAAGTAGAAGTAGGCGATATGACAGAAGAAATAAAAAAGAAGAAAGATGCCATTTGGACGAATGTAAGAAGGAATGGCCGCTCTGAAGGCTCTGTGATAGCCACACAGAAAGAGGTGCTGTGGCTTTTAGAGCAGGGTGTATGCGACGGCATACTGATTACATTCAGTGCCGCACCCGAAACATGGAAACAGGGTGAACAGTGCTATTACTATTATTATGCAATAACCTTAAAAGCAGATAAGGAAAAGTTACGGATGTTTGCCGATACCTACCCACTGCTTAGTGTAAGCGCACTAAATAAGTTGATGCCACCTGCAGGCACTACCAACCCTGACGAGCAGCGTGTGGCTGAGAATATCAAAAAGATACGCCGGCTGATACAAGCCCGTAATCGTCGCCGCCGTCAACGAAAGCTGGAGGACGAACAGCGTGAGTTGGAAAACCATATAGTTGAGCTGATGGAAGCCGAGCGCGACGAGTGCTACGAGCATCGTAACGACCTAAACTGGCTTGTAGCCCGCATCGAGCAGATGGGCTGGGAAGTAACCCTGCGCCGCAAGTAGTTGCCGAAAAGAAAACATCGCGTGTCCCGCAATGTCTGCCTAACTACGAGGCTTTACCTTATCTTTGCATCAACAAAAATACAGATATAGTATGCACAGTCATTTAGCTATAATCGGTAAATCGGGGCCGCTGGCCATGAAGCCCGACTCATCGGTGACGATAACAGAGAAAAACCCGATGTTCAATGACGTGGAGATGTTTAGCCACGACTTCCCATTGCCGCTGGATGGCAACCGCCATCTGGTGCAGAACCTTGAGAACGTGAACTCAAAGATGCGTGCCGTGGATATGGAGGGCGAGCGACTGCAGATAGTCATCGACGGTGTGCCCATGCGCAGCGCCGTACTGAAGGTGCAGGAGGATGCCCGAGTGACCGACTCTATCGACGTGAACCTGGATGCCACCAACCGCACCTTTAAGGATATGATTCAAGACTTGCGCTGCCGCGACGTATCGGTGGATGACGACATACTGATAGGCGAGAAGATAGGCGACGTGAGTCTGCACGTGGAGTACGAGACGGTGTGGCGACAGCGCATACAGGTTGACCGCCAATCGCCTGGCGACCCATCAGACCCATCTGACCAGTGGACGCACGAGATAGGCACCACCGAGATAACGCAGAAGGCCGAGGTTATCGACGGCACTTTCCAACCGCCCGCTCTGGGCTTTAGCTATCCCGCCAAGTGCATAACCAAGGAGGACGGCATAGAGGCCGTACCCAGTCAGGACTCGCTTACCATCGACGGACAGCACATAACTACCCCGCAGGTGGATGAGCTGTATATCAACACCAAGACACCTTACGGCGCTGGCGACGAACACGGCAAGCGATGGCCTTACTGCAACTCGCGCATCTGCTACGCCCACCACGACAAGAAGAACAGCGGCGAAACCGACGAGGACGGCAATCTGGTGTATGAGACTGACGATGCGCTGGTGCCCAATGGCGCTGCCACGCCCGACGACAAGCATAACTTTGGTCCTTACTGGGTGCTGGATGCCAACCGCCCTGCCAGCGGCATCTGCTTCTACGTGGCCTACTTCCTTGAGCGACTGTTTAAGGACCTGGGCATGGCCTACGATATGAGCGCCCTGACCAATATCGAAGATTTTAACTATCTGTGTTTTTTCAACACCGCCTGCAAGTATAGTACCGAGAACACCCAACTGGAGCTCGACAACATAGAGGATATAAACCGATGGTTGAGCAGTCGCGGGTGTGGCGGACAGCTAAGCATAGACTATAACAACCTGGACAAGGAGGTGCTGCTTAACACCATCGACCAGTCGAGCGACGACTATCATAAGTATCTTACGCTTACAGCAGAAGAGGTGAAATCGTGCGACAATGCCGTGGTGCTTGAGAACGTGCCTTACACACCATCGTACTATATCAAGATGGATAACGATGACGGCTCGGTGGGTCCGCTGGTAACGTGGAACCAATGGCCGTGCCGCTACGAGGGATGGACTTACCATCTGGATCGCACCTACAGCGTGTCGAGCGTGCGCAATCAGCAGGTTTCGGCATGTGTGCAGGAGATGTATGCCACTAACGATAACTACCCAGATGTGAACGTATCGGAGGTTATCGAGAGCCTTGAGAACACCTTTGGCGTGCGATTCTGCTATGATGTAGAGCAAAACAAGGTGACGGTGCGCCTGCTGCGCGACATGTTCCGCCAGCAGCAAGCCCCCGTGAAACTGAAGGGTACAGTGCTCTCGATGGTAAAACACACCGAGAAGATTACTGGCGTGCGTGCCGGATATGCTGCCGAAAGCGATCTGCAGGAGCAGCGCGACAACATACGCTACCAGAAGAAGGACTACGACACCACTTACGACTACATGGAGTACCAGCAGGGCCGCACCCTGCTGGCACCTTACAGCACTATAACAAAGTTAGTGGATATAGGTAATATGAACTGCTACGTTGACCTGGCCACCGGCAACGCCTACCGCATAAAGATAGATGCTGACGCCAAGACCGTGGGTGAGATGAAACCATCGCTATTTGAGGTGGGCGGACTGAAGGGTGCCGAGATAGGCGACTGCTCGAAAGAGAACGACGACTATGTGCGCGAGTATCGCAGCCAGTTTGAACCTATCATCTGCAACGTGCTAAAGCGCGACCAGAACGGCTCTATACTGCTGGCCCCGTTTGTAGATGAAGATATGGAGCATGAGCTGCTGCCTATGATTGTCCAGAACGTGATGGTGGTGGGTCGCAGCGAGGTGTTCTTTAACTACAACATGAAGCTGCTTGAGAACTACGATCCCACGGGCACAGACGACGGACAATCGCCCCTGATGAGCCATGAGTGGGGACTGACCGTGGGCATACTGCGCCCAGGAGCAGGCAGCGAAGAGCCTTACGAGTTCGACGAGGACTACGACGGCTTTGGCAATAGTCGTTGGGGTATATCGGCTGAGGATTATGCCGTAACGGCTGACTCATACGATGTGCGTGGCCGATTTATGGGCACATCGCCCGCAGGTTCATTCTCGCTCAAGCCCTGCGCCTACAAGCCCTTCCGCTACAAATATGTATCGGGGCAGCTCAAGATATCAACCAATCCGAAGGAGTGGGACGATTCATGGCTGATACCTTGCGACGACGACGTGCGCAATGCCGACGGAACGATAGCCGCCCGCATTCGCAGTCGCGGCACCACTGACACGTTTATGGCCGAGTTCTTCCGCTTCCTGCTTGATCGCCAGCGCTATGAGGTTGAAGCACTTTGCACCGCCGCCGAACTGGCCGACATTCCAAACAAGTGGCTGCGCCTGTGGGAGATTGACGGTAAGATAGGTTTTATCAACACCATAGAGTATGCCGTAGATGTGCAGAAGGGTGTGGGCAAAACCAAGATAGATTTCTTTGCAATGTAAAAACTATATAAGATATGGCTAAGAAGATAGAGTTCCTGAGTGGTTCGCCGCTGATAGGCAGTCCACTGGTGTTCAACGTAACACCCAGCACGCACAAGTCGATATACAATTTCCATCGCACACAGCTGATGGTGTATGCCCGATTGATTATCCCCGGCGGCGATAGCGACGAGGACGATCTGGAGTTTAAATTCTCGACTGCAGTAGATGCCACCACCACAGTGGCGCAGTTCGACATATCGAGCGCACTGCGTGCCGTGGCCGACCGCTACGTGTATGATGTAGCACCACCATCGCAGTACCCCTACGTGAAATTCCGACTGGAGGCTGCCGACGACTGGATGATTGATGGGCGACTGTATGAGAACCAAGGTCGTGTGTATCACCCAGGCAGCATGCAGGGCGACCAGGGTACGCTCTACTTCTACTACTATGCCTTCCTTGGCCGATTTACCGACCTGGAGCGACTGCAGGCTACGGGCGAAGATACGCAGCAGCTATCGGTAATGACCTGCAAGCCTGCATCGGGTGTAGAGGTGGTGCATCAGAACACCACGATGGTTTATCCCGTAGATTTCAGTCGCGGGCTGGAGTGCGACTATATGAGCGACGACCCCGACCCAGAGTTTGTGAGCAATGCGCCGCAGAACGGGCCACGATCTGACCAGTTTACACCGCAGGCCACGGGTGCTATGGTGGTTGGCGGGCGCAACATCTACGTGATACCTAAGCCAGCCGATGCTGCCGAGTTGCGATTCATAAGCAGCAAGGGCTGTATGGAGAGCCTGCACCTGCAGTGCCTGCCAAAGCGTGTGGTGAATATCCAGACCGATAAGTACGTGATATCGCGACAGGAAACCTTCAAGAAGTTCAGCCGCGCCACCACCCGCAAGCACGCTGATTACGAAACGTGGACGCTATCGAGCGGTCCGCTTGACGAAGCCTGGGCCGAGTTCTACATCCACGAGGTACTGATGGCACAGGTGATGTGGCTGCACCGAGGCCAGATGTGGCTGCCCTGCCACGTGCTGCCCGAAGAGACCACCCAGCTGCGCGACAAGAGCAAACCCGAGATGATAGAAGTGCAACTGACGGTGCAGATGGACGTAGATGGCGCCGTGTAATGTCAGCCACATATCGGCGGCTTGCAGTATCTTTGCCCATAGAAAAAAGAAAATGATATGAGCATATATGCTAAGACTAATCAATACTGGATAGCGCCAGGGGCTGTTAATATTACGCTTAATGCCCTGGGCAATGCCAACCGCGTGCAGGTCAGTGTGCCCAGCAATGCGGTGGTATCGTGCTATATAGAGGGTATAGAGGGCCTTGACCTTGACAATGGTCGCAATCCCCGCCGATGGTCGCTGGCAGTCAGTCCAACATATTTCAACAATAACTCAGAGAAGTACATCTACGTAGCCATCCCCCGCAGCGCCGATGTGGGCGTGCAGGCCATGGTGGTTTATCCATCAGAACTGCTCGACATATACGGCGTGAACGAGAATGAGCAGCAGATAGGCTCTGAGGATTACTACTACATCTGGCTGCAGGGCATAATCAGCGAGCCCGACAACCAGAACCCAGCACAGCGCCACTTTATACAGCTGATGGACTCGGGTAGTCTGGGTACCTACGAGGACATAATGGACGTCACCGAGACCGACTGGTACTCGTATTCAAAGGAGGACGACATTGTGACCTTCCTTAAGCAGATTAAGATGAAGGTGGGCGATGCCTCGTTTATCAACTTCATACTTAACAACAAGGAACTTATCGACGTAGCTACCAGCGCCCTGGCAGTGCCAGTGGATAGCGACAAGATGGTGGCCACGCCAAACTATGTTAGCAAATTTTTTCTCAGCAAGGTTAAGGACGATATAGCCCAGGGCAAGATAACGTTTAAGGATGATATAACATTCGAGAAGGTCCTGAAGTCGCTCGGTGCCCGCCGTGGCTTTACCGATGGTAAGGGCATCTGGATGGACGCGCTTGAGGGACTGATTGAGACCGACGGCATGAACGTGCGCGGTTTTATACGAGTGATGGAGCTTATCATCAACCGCTTGCAGCTGATGGAGAGCGACTATAGCTTTACCGAGGGCGACACCGTGGACCACGTGGACTATGAGGACGACGGACAGACCTTAGTGCTGCACATGCACAAAGACCACGACAACGACTATACCCCCTTCTACCCCGGCGACATTATCTATGGTATAAAGAACGACCTGTTGCCTCGCGGCAGCGCAGTGCCCGACGGCCATACTCCAACGGCCAACGGCAGCTACTTTAAGACGTGGATGCGTGTAAAGAGCGTTGATCTTACCGAGAACGTGCTGCGCGTGGCACTGTATCAAGGCCGTCGCATCAGTGGTTACGACGAGCAGCACCAACCCATCTACGAGCCAATCGTTCCTGGTGGTAGCAACTTCAGTCCTTACGGCACACAGATTACCACCGATGTGGGCACACCCATGCAGCAAGAGGCTGCCACCGTGGGTCCTGATGGTTACGACACTATGCTTACCGTTACCCGCCATGGTAACGTGGCCGATGGCATCAATCCTGATACAGGTCAGTACGATGAGCATATACACCAGAGCCAGTTGGGTCGCCAGCAGGCTTGGGTGCTCAGCACCACCGATAAGCGACTTACATTCTTCTGGCGAGTAGATCAGCCCATCATTCTTGATGATATGTACGCGCTGTGCCTGGGCATACTGCCCGAGCTGGCCAACCTTCCAGACTGGCGCAATCGCGAAATGCCGTCGCTCTACGTCAACACAATTTTCTACGACCATCAGGCGCGTGCCAACTACCCCGCTAAGGTAGAGAAGGTGGATCGCGGGCAGTGGAGCGCCAACCCGACCAGTACTTACGATGGTGTTTACAGCGGCACCTACACCCCCGATGGCACACTTGATGCCACCGACCCTGAGCTGGCCGACTACGCTGCGCAGTTGCCGATAATCAATGGTTATGCCGGCACTTATGCTACTGGCGACACCATAGCCGATGGCTACCACTATCGCACGTTTACTATGAACCAGTGGTTGACTTACCGACTCGATACCGCCCACTACGGCAGTATGAGCGACAAGCAGCTGCTGCTGAAGATGTATGAGGAGTGGCGCGAAGAGGTTGATCTTGAGGTGAGCCGCGTGTGGAATAACAATAAACTGTGGGAGTGCCTTGAGGACGGCACCGCCCAAGAGCCTAAGTACGGTTGCACCAAGTGGAAGGTTATAAGCGGCTACATGCTGTGGACCATGGGATTTGCCTCGACAAATGGCGATGCCTTCTATCAAGGCCATGTTAGCACCGTGGTTACTGCCCATCTATATTGGGGCGACGAGGATGTTACCGCCACCGTAGGCGCCGCTGCATTTGGTTGGACGCGCTCATCGGAGAGTGGCAAGACCGAGGCCGACCAAGCCTGGGACGCTATGCCCGCCCACCAAGGCACCAACGTGCTGAATCTGGGCAACGACGATATGCCAACCGCCTGGAGCCGTAGCAACAAGGCCATCTTTACCTGCAGCGCCACCGTACAGGATGGCAGCGAGCAGCTTATAATTCAGAATCAGATAATAGCATAAGATATGGCAAAAAAGATTGGAATAAGCCGCCCAATGGTGATGGATGTGTTGCTGCCGCCATTTACCGAGAGCTTCTACATAGAGGCCAGCGACACCCTGCAGCAGTGGCACTACGACCAGACGGGACAGTATATGCCCGACCGTGCCATCACACCGCTCACATTGCGCCCCATGCTCAGTGTTTTCGACCCCGAGACTCACGCCACCTACACACCATCGTTCTACTCAGTGCGCTGGTATCTGCTTAACACCGCTACGGGTAACTACGACACCGAGATTACCAATACCGAGGAGGGCGATGTGGACTATGTGGTGCGCAGCAACGGCGACCTGACGGTAAAGAAGAATGTGAACGAATCATCGCCCGTCAACATTCTGTGCCGCGCCATATACGTTGACCCGCGTAATGCTGGTAAGACTTATGAGGTGAAAGATAAGGTGCAGCTGCAGACCAATCGCGACAGCACTGTTACATCGCCCAGCATCGAGATTAATCAGGAGGGTACGGTGCTCTACAATCCGTTTATCGACGCGAGCAGCCGCTTTACCTTTAATGCTACGGTACGTTTGGGCGACAAGGTGATTGACACCACAGCCGCAGGTGCTAAGTATCGTGTAAAGTGGTATGCTATAGGCAATGGCGAAACCACCGAGCAGCTGATAGATGCCACAGACAGCCCATGTGCTAAGTTTCCATGCTATGTTAGTGGTCAGGGTACACCGCAGTTGGTGGTCGATGCCATGCTTGCCGACCAGATTACCATTGTGGCCCGAGTGCAGGATGTGGCTACCAACCGCTTGTACCCCGACAAGGCTCTGCGCTCACTGACATGGGACAACAATATACGTGCCGACGTAACCACCGAGGCCATCGACGGCGGAGCCATTAAGCAGGACACCGCCAGCAAGACGTTCCGCAACATAGTAACCCTGCGCAACCGCACACTCGATGCCAGCGTGGTAAACGCAAACTTTCTGCAAACATGGAAGTTCCGCCCCGCCAGCCGCACTACAGGTGGCAGCACACCTACCGATGCTGTAACCACTCTGGGCACAGGCCCACAGATGGAGTTGGAGGGTGCAAAGATACACGCCCAAGAGTCATCGCTGGTATATAGCGAGCTTGAACTACTGGGCGCCTACAAGGTAGTAAAGCAAGGCTCAGCCGTAGTAGTGCAAGACGGCAAAGTAGTGATATGTAGATTTTAATGTTTAATCTTTAATGTTTAATGTTTCCATGTTTAATTTGTCTTACTGCATAGTGCCCACCGTGATAGCTTCACGTATTGGTGGCAGCGCCTATCGCACAGCCGACGGGCGATGGGTGGTTGATTCGCGTCTGTTGCGCCGTGTGCAAATGTCGGATGGCGAGCAGGCTCAGGTAGAGCAGGTGGATCGTAACGATGCATTAACCCTGATAGCCCAAGGCGGCTACCGACTGGAACCGATTAACAAACAATAAAAACAGATACAGCTATGATTATCAGTAACTCATTTTTCGTACAAGTAATCGAGGATGGCTCGATGCTTCGCGGCGAGATACGCAGCACACAGCCGCTGGCTCAGGCTTATAGCGACGGTACGTGTGTGCCTAACTGGGCAGGCGGCGTTAGTCAGCCCACGGTGTATATAGTATTGCAGAACGGCGCCAGCTGGATATTGCCCGACTCTACCTATAAGTGGCGTTACAACGGCACCGAGATACAGTGGGACGACGCAGGCAAGAGCCTGGCGTGTGGCGATCTGCCAGCAGGTACATTCGAGAAGATAACTAACTACACACCCGAGATGTATCAGAGCGGCCAGTACGTGCCCGCTATCAAGATAGTTAAGAACGTGGCCAGCAGCAACAACGTAGATATCGACGTTATCAGCTTTGAGGGTCAGAAAACCCTGGCCACAAACGCTATTCCTTTCCAGGCCAGCATTAATGTTACCATTACCGAACTTATCAAGGGTGGTTATGTAGGTATGATTTATCTGGCCTCGGGCACAGTTGATAAGGACATCAGTAGCCCTACCGATACCGTAGGACTGGTGGCACGCCTGTACGACAGTAGCGGCAACGAGATGACCAACGCTCAGAACGGCGTGAAGTATCGCTGGCTGATAAACGACACCGAGAAGGTGGCCAAGGGCGCTACCAACACACTTACCGTTACCGAGCAGGATGTGTACGACTATGCCATCGTAAAGTGCGAGTTCTACATGCCAAAGGATAATGGCAGCGGCACTAACGTAGATACGCTGGTGAGCACCGACTATCTGGAGGTTGACGATACTCAGGACCCACAGGAGATGTACTTTGCTTATAACGGTGCTAACGGCAAGAGCGCCAGCTTGCGCCAGGGCGAGAGTGTTACCTTTACTATCTGGGTGGGCGATGCAGGAAATCCATCGGCAAGCAACGTAGATACCAGCTTCAGCTCGTGGAAGGTATTGCTTGTGGATAGCAATAAGCAGACGCTAATGCAGGATTTAAGTTCGGCTGATTACGGCAGCCAGGCAGCAGCCGATGCTAATGGCTATCGCGCCATGACCGTGAACAACGGTAAGGCCACCATCACCGTTCCGTTTGCTCTTGCAGCCCTGACCGCAGGTGGTCAGAGCACCAGCGGAGGCATACGTGGCTACGTACAGGCACAGACTCAATCGTAATATAACATGTGGAATTTTCTAAAAAGAATTTGGCGATTTATGACAAAGATTATCTCAAACAGCTTCAACGTAACTCCCGTTTACGATGGAAAAGATGGTAAGGACGGCAAGGACGGTGCTAATGCACTGGTAGCCGACCTTAGCAACGAGATGGACTCGGTGGCAATGGCCAATGATGGTAAGGTGCTGGCGCAGACGGTGCTTACTACCACGTTTAATATGTGGTATGGCATAGCCCGCCAAACGCTATCATCGCTATCAGCCAGCGGAGCGGCATCGGGAGTAACCGTTAGCTGCAATGCCAGCACGGGTGTGGTAACTATCACCATCGCAAAAGATACCACTCTTACTGGCGATAAGAACGTTATCACCATTACAGGTGTGTGCAGCCAAGGCACCCGTTCGTGTGAGTTCACTGTTTCGGGTGTGCGCGGCGGTTCGTCAGGTGTAACGCCTACCCTATTCAGCATAGTGCCAAGTGTTGACACCATTAAGCGTGATAAGAACAATACGCTCACGCCAACATCTATCACCTGTACGGTACAGAAGATTGTTGGTACCAGCGTGTCAACTGCTGCTGCAGGCGATGGCACACTGCGCTATGCCGTAGATGCCGACATAACCGCCAGCAATCAGGGTACAGTAATGAACCTTGGAGGCACAGTTAGTTATGCCTATACCAACAGCTATATCACTTTTGCCTACTTTGTTGGTACTACCATGCGCGACAAAGAGCGCGTGCCCATCGTGTTTGATGGTAAAGATGGAGCCAAAGGTGATCAAGGAGATAAAGGAGATAAGGGCGACAAAGGCGCACAGGGCGATAAAGGCGACAAAGGAGATAAAGGTGACAAGGGCGCACAGGGCGATAAAGGCGACAAAGGTGACAAGGGAGATAAGGGTGATAAAGGCGATAAGGGCGATACTGGCTCGCAGGGCGAGCGTGGCAAGACTGGCCCTATGTTTTATCTTTGTGGTCAGTTCCCCGATAAAGCTCCTTATAGTAAGGACGACTACCGCTGCCCAGTGGTTTACTACAGCGGTGAGTATTGGTACCTTAAAGCCGACAGCGCCACTGCCAGCGACACACCAAGTGCCAGCAGCTCAGTATGGGGCAAGGCCGAAAAGTTCGACATGGTGTTTACCGACGTACTATTTGTAAAGAACTTCGCCAAGCTGGGCTCTGGCATTATCAATGGCGACTGGCTGATATCGTGTGCAGGATATATAGTGATTAACGATGAGAAAACCTACTATGGTCCTGACTCTATGTATGCCCATCAGCCCGCCTATCTGCGTTTCAACCCCGACTATCCCAACAGTGATAATGGATATCAGAACTTTATGCCGGTATATGCCGTTGACCTAAAGACGGGCAAAACCTATCAGCAGGATGCCTATATTGAAGGTACTGTCAATGCCAAAGGCGGCAATATATCGGGAGTGATGACTATTGGCGGCACAACAGGTCAGCGCATCATACTCGACCCCACTAATAAGCGCATTACTGGTTATAACAGTGGCGGTACTGTATCGTTTAGTCTTAGTGCCAACGATGGCGACCGTGGTGGCGGTTCGCTGGGTGTAATATCTTATAACTATGCAGGATTTTTCAGCAGCGACTACTTTAGCCTGATGTGCCAGACGGGACAGATGTATAACCGCATGAAGATAGTTGGCGAGGTAGAATCCAACAAAGCTACTTTTGGTGTGCTGAGTGTGGCTCAGAACTTGGGAGTACAGATAGGTGTGCGCAAGAATGGCACTTACGATCAGTCTTACGTTCACATTGATAATCTGCCTACATCTGGCAGCAGCGTGGGTGATGTTTATCGCGATAGTAACGGATATTTAAGAATTAAAATATCATAAGGATTATGGCAAAAATAAATTTTGAGAAGTTCCCGCTGTTTATGGATATTGCCCACAAGCAGCTGGTTGTAAGCGATGTTAAGCAGGAGTTGTGTGATATCATCTACAGTCGCGGCACGGGTATAGCCTATCATGCACTGGCGCTGAAGATATACAACACCCCTGGTGAGGTGGAACTTGACGACAAGGAGATAAAACTGCTTACCGACTTTGGGCAAGTGATGTTTAGCCCAAATATGATAGATTCGCTTAAAGAATTGTTGCAATCGCAGCAGTCGTAACGCCAAGGTAATGTCTGCCATGTGTGGCAGGCATTTTTTAATTTTGCTGTCAGAAATTAAAAACATAAAACTATGGCAACAGAGCAAAGAACCATACCAGCCGTGTGCCCAGGCACCGACCTGAAGTTCCGACTTACCACCACCAAGGATGATTTCACCCTGGCGGGCGATAAGTGGAATATCGTTATAAAGAACAATCTGGGACGCACGGTGCATCGCATCACTAAGAACGATTGCTACTACGACGACCAGGGCCGATGGTATTTCAATATCACCAATCCGCAGGTGGGCACTTACACTGCCATCTTTATCGGAGCCTACGAGGATGAGGACTACGACGAGCAGCAGCGCATCTGGACCGACCGACAAGTGCTGTTTGTTTGCCGAGAGGGCTGCATGATGCGCCAGCGCCGCCAGCGCCACCCAGCTGCCTGCCCCGTGCAGTACGAGCAGGTGTGGAGCTGCAGCATAGATGGCGAGGACTATCTGGCCGACTGCTATGGCCGCTATGTTTACACCAGCGACGGCAAGCGCATACAATTCACGAATCAATTATCTAACGAAGTAGAAGATATGGGCAAAGTTTAAATGCAAATGACGGGTGAGCAGTTCCTGCAGCTCATCGAGGGCAAAGACCCCAATGGTGCCGTTAACACCATACCCGAACTGATGCAGGTAATGACAGGTGTTGACGATCAGGAAACCATTCCGCAGAAAATCCAGGATGAAATCGACGAGAGCGAGGAAGAGAACGAAGCTACCGACAGCGATATCGACGAGATCTTCGACAACGACGACGATGCTGGCTATGACGCTGGCGCCGACGATGGCAACGACGATATATAATATTTAATGTTTCATGTTTAATATTATTCTGGCGATATGGAAAAGAAAAAAATTGAAATGTACCGCCGCGACGATGGCTTTTATGCCGCTCGCGAGCTGAAGAACGGCGAACTGAGTGCCGACGCACACAAAGTAACCGGCGAGGAGATTATGACGATGTTTACCGAGTTTTTTGGCGACTACTGCCGCGAAACTGGTCAAACCAAGTTGCTGATGCAGGATGCCAAAGGGCAGCTGTTTGTAACGATGAGAGTGCCAACTAAGAAGGCAGAAAAGCCAAGCACCGAGCCGAAGGCTAAGAAACCTGCTAAGCCGAGGGCTAAGAAAAAGAAATAGCCCCTGCGCCTCTCCGACACAAAAACGAATTGAGTAACAACTCAATTATAGTTAACTAAAGTTTCATTTTTAAAAATTGTTAGATTATGGCATTGACTAATCCTACAAAGTACGTTAGCGTACAGAGATTGCAGCGTTTCGAGACAAAGCTCGCTGCTAAGTATCAGACTCAGGCTATCGCAGCCATCACTGGCCTCACAGCTCAGACCGTAGAGGAAGCTCTGGCTGAGTTGCTGGGTAAGATTGCAGCCATCCCATCGGCCATCGTACCAAAGGGCTCTAAGGCTTTCGCTGGCCTGGCTCCTGCCACCGACCTGGTAGCTGGTTGTCTGGGATGGATGTGGAACATCACCGATGCGTTCACAACAACTGCTGACTTCGCCGAGGGTGCTGGCCACAGCATTCCTGCAGGTGCTAACGTTTACGTGGCTAACACTGGTACTGCTGCCGAGCCCGTTTACAAGTACGACATCTTCCAGGGTATGTACGACCTCTCAGGCTACGCCCTGAAGAGCGAGATGGCCATCGAGGCTGTTGATGGCGACGCCACTAAGAAGAACATCACTCTGAAGAGTGGTCTCTCTCAGCAGGTACTCGTTGCCCACCAGGACATTTCTGGCAAGGCCGACAAGGACACCGACGCTGTGGCTGACAACATCGCCATCTTTGACGCCAACGGCAACCCCGTTGACAGCAGTCACGCACTCTCTGAGTACAAGACCAAGCAGACCGCTGTTAACGATCCATCAGCCGACGGCACTGGCGTTGACTTCATCGACAGCATCAGCCAGGATGCTAACGGTGTAATCACTCCACACAAAAAGACCGTGCAGACTGTATCTGCATCTACCTCTGGTGTGGGCGGTCAGGCTGGTTTGATGACTGCTGCACAGGCTGAGCAGCTGGCAGGCTTGCAGGAGTGCTCAGACGACGATATCGACAGCATCTTCTCATAGTTGCTACGGTAAAATCACGCTTAACTACCAAACCTTGCGGGGTTCGACTCCCCGCAGGGTTACAAAAAAAATACCGTAGGCAACTTTAAAAAGATAAGATTATGGCAATAACGAATCCAACTAAGTATGTGACAACCCGACGGCTCGGGCGATTCCGTACAAAACTTTTGGCCGACGACATGCTGCACCCCGTGGCAGTATCGAGCATGACGCCATCGAGTACGTTTGTTAAAAACGCCGTGGTGGGCATTAATGGCGTGCTGTATCGCAGCACCAAGGCCACCAGCAACCTGCCATGCACCATGGTTACGCAGGGCAATGCCTTTGTGGTACACACGGTTAACGGCAAGATTGCCTTTGTGGTGAGCAATGCTACGCCCAACACCGACTGGGAGATATTTACCGATGCCAGCATAGAGTATTGGGTAGAGAGCATAAACACCGCTCTGGCTGCCAAGCAGGATGCTATCAGTGATTTGGCCACCATACGCAGCAAGGCTGGCAGCGCTGTGCAGCCCACCGATACTTACACCGTTAACGGCCAGCAATACACTGTGAGCGAACTGCTGCAGGCAGTGGCAAGCCTGATGCCAAAGACGGTGGTTATCAATGGTTAATTTGGAATTGAGAGTTAAGAGATTATTTATAAATTTTTTAAAATTATCACATGGAAACGATTACAGGTTTAAACATGCTCAAGGCTATACAGGCCGGGCTGAGTCAGGCTGCACCAGGTGCGGCACAGACTGTAATGTTGTTCAACGCCGACGGTACACCTGCCGGCAAGTATCTGGCACGCCAGCTTATACAGGACCTTGCCACCGCTGGTAGTGGACAGGCCACCTGTAGCACAGCTGCTACCACTGCCGCTAAAACGGCCTCTATCTCCGACTTTATTCTGCTGAAGAATGGCTTTGTGGCCATCCGCTTTGCCAATGCCGTTAACGTGGCCGATGCCACACTTAACATCAGCAGCACAGGTGCTAAGAACATAAAGATTAACGGCAGCAATCTGCAGCCAGGCGTTATCAAGGCTGGTATGACAGCCATTATGTGCTACGATGGCTCGGCCTACAACATTGTGGGCTTGATGGGCTTGGAAGGTGGTGGCAGCCCCAGCGATCTTTATGTAGATATGGGCTTGCCAAGCGGCGTGCTCTGGGCTAAGAAGAATATTGATATCACTCAGGCCAACGGCTTTGCCGCCAGCGAGTATCAGTACGAGTGCTCGTTCTGCTCGTGGGGTAACACCCAGATGCACAACCCCATCAGCGCAAGTGCGTTCGACTACAACTGGGGTACAGCCAACGATGGTCCTTATGCCGACACTCCAGGCGCAGCCCTTACAGGCAACATCTCGCCATCGTTCGATGCTGCTCGCGCTAACCTTGGCGCTCCTTGGCGTATGCCTACTACGGGCGAGTTTGCCGAGTTGTTCAACAATATCGACTATATTGATGCCGATGGTAACGTGATAGCTGCAGCTACCACTAACAAGCTGATTACGATGAATAGTATCGTTGGTATTCGCTTGAAGAGTAAGATTAATAACGCTATCTTGTTCTTCCCGTGCGCCGGTAACGGTAATGGCGCGTCGTGGTACAATCGTGGCTCCTACGGCCGCTACTGGTCGTCGTCGCTCTATTCCGCCACGTACGGTCGCGGCCTGTACTTCAATTCGGGTGGTGTCTATCCGCAGGACAACAACAGCCGCTTCAGCGGTTTCGCTGTTCGCCCGGTTCAGTAATTATTTACTGTCAAACCGAACAAACAACAAAACCCATTTCAATGCGCGTGCTGCATACAGCCGCCCCCAAGGGCGGCGCAGCACGGGCAGGGAAATGGAAATTAAAAATTAACAAGATTATTAACTAATTAAAAAAATATAATTATGCTGGAGAAAGAAGCAATAGCTTTTGAGCAGCAGCGCGAGGGCGATTACGACTGGCGAAAGGTAATCCTGCACAAGCAGGGAAAGTTTTATCGTGCTTACGAGATAAGTGCCTACCTGATAAAGCACTATCTGTGTACCGAGGAGTTCCAGAAGCAACGTGGCGACTCTAAACTACTACAGGTAAAGCATTATGCCAAGAAGAGCTACGACTTTGTGCAGCTTGGTTTCCCGCTTGAGTCGCTATCAAAGTTCATACCCAGCTACGCTTCTAAGCAGGTGCTTGATAACGACGATTTGCTGATAGTTATCGACGGCGCCCAGATTCCTCTCGAAGATACGCCTGATAAAATTCAGGGCGACTACGAAACATGGCGTTTGGCTCTGCCTACCGAGGTTACTACCAACAACCAAAGTAAAAGGGACATAAAAAGCGGACCAAGCCAGCAATCGGCACTGGCCCGTAGCGGACTGTTCTCGATAGTGAGCGAGGTGATAGCCTACCCACTTGAGGACCGCACTCCTGAAGAGAATATAGCATTTATAAGTAGCCTGAAACAGCAAGTGGCAGGACTGCTTTAACAAAATATAAAAACAAACCTCCGCTTCGACGGGCGCTCTTTTACATATCTGATTTTATTTTTGACAGTAGATAATTACATAGGTTATCCGTCCGCTGCTCTCTGGTTAGGGCTGGCGAAAAATCCCCCAGAAAAACATAGACTGGCTCAGCCACGCTACCCGCAGGTGGTGCCTGTTCTGGCCTTACGTTAGCAAGGTGGTAACGAGATGTTTCTCCGGGCGTGTTCTTGTTCTTCCCGTGCGCCGGTAACGGTAATGGCACGTCGTGGAACAATCGTGGCTCCAACGGCAACTACTGGTCGTCGTCGCTCAATTCCGCCACGAACGGTCGCAACCTGAACTTCAATTCGGGTGGTGTCAATCCGCAGAACAACAACAACCGCTTCAACGGTTTCGCTGTTCGCCCGGTTCAGCTTTTATTGATGTTATTTATAATTCAGATGTTATTAGAGTTGTTTAGAACAAAAAAGGACTATATGGCATACCATTTAACTCGCGAGGATTTGTTGCTCGACCTTCATGCTGCTTTTGTGAGCGCCAAGCGCCACAAGGCCAGTAAGCCGTATGTAGTAAAATACGAGCAGAATCTTGACGAGAATCTGAATAAGATGGCCGACGACTTGATGGCCCGACGGTATAAGCCAGAACCCTCAAGCTGTTTTATAGTAGAGCGCCCAAAAAAGCGTGAGGTTTTTGCAGCGCAATTCCCTGATCGCGTGCTTCACCACCTGTATTACAACTACACCCACCAGCTGTACGAGCGCCTGTTTATAGAGGACTGCTACAGCTGCATACCAGGCCGAGGCACGCACTACGGCATAGAGCGACTGAAGATGCACATACGCCGTGCCAGTTGTGGCTATCAGCAGCCCTGCTGGGTGCTCAAGCTGGATAAGCGCGGCTACTTTATGCACATCGACCGACAGCGACTGGCCGATATAGCCTGTGCCGACCTGCTGAAGATGGCACCACGACGCGGGCGCGGCATAGGCTGCACATGGGCCGATGAGCTTGATATCGACTTCCTGCTGTGGCTAACACGCGAGATAGCACTGCTCGACCCTCGTGGCAACTGCCGCATAGCAGGCAGTGTTGACGACTGGGAGGGGCTTGACCACGCCAAGAGCCTGTTCTACACCATGGACGGGTGCGGCCTGCCCATAGGCAATCTTACATCGCAGCTATTCTCGAATGTGTATCTTAATGAGTTCGATCAGTATATGAAGCGCGAGATGGGCTGCAAGCACTTTGGCCGATATGTAGATGACTCGTTTGTGGTAGGCACCAGCAAGGAGTGGCTGCGCAGCCTGATTGACCCTGCCGAGCAGTTTCTGGCCGAGCGCCTGGGGCTTGAGCTTAACCGCAATAAGCTGCACACACTTGATGCCTACAGCGGTGTGGAGTTTCTGGGCGCATTTGTAAAGAATGGCCACAGTTATATCAGCAACGCATCTATCGACCGCATGATATACAATGTGAACAAAATCAATACCGCCGACCCTATACACGCCTTCCTGTCAGTCAACTCGTTTCTGGGCGTGCTGAGCCATTACGACTCGTTCAACATCCGCTGCCGCCTGTTTCTTATACCCAAGCTGCTGCAGATAGGCTATTTTGACCGCGACGTTACTAAGTTTACATTATATAATTATTCACCTTTAAATAACAAGCATTATGAACAAAATGAATGGAGTTAAGAGCGACTTTGCTCTGGTGCGCGACGAAGGTACGCGCGTGGTAGTTGGTTACGGACTTGTTAAGATCAAGAAGGACAACTACGAGTGGTTCGAGGTTTATCTGCCCACCAAGCAAGTGCAGCAGATTACCTTTGCAGTAATCAAGGCTGCCATCGAGGCCGACATCAATGCCGACACCGTAGAGCAGATTACCCGTGGCTTTGCTTACACCGTGCTGCACGGCGCACAGGCTGGTACCGATGTTAACGTATGGCTCTCTAAGGAGAACCAGAGCGACTTCCACGCCATGCACCAGAATGCCGATGCGCTCACCTTCCCCGTGAAGTATAAGGTAGGCGAGCTGGCCGACGGCACAGCCGTGTTCGAGGAGTTTGCTAACGCCGAGGAAATGCACGCCATCTGCACCGCTACCACCCAGCATGTACTGGCATGCCAGCAGGCAGGATGGGCTCGCAAGGACGCTATCGACTGGAGCGCCTACAAAGCCCTCTACCCCGAGCCCGCCAACGAAGAGAAGCCCGCTGCTGAATAAAAAAGGAGAGGCAATCGCCTCTCTTTTTTTTTGTTTAAAAACTTACCGTATGCTCGGCTATCCAGTCAGTTGCACCTGCTGAGCATTAACACGGCTTTAACCTATTGTCAGCGTGTTAATTATATGTAAATTTCGATGCTAATTGATGTATATTGATGTAAATTGTTGTATCTTTGCAGGCGACCTAAAATTACAAAGAAAGATTTATGGAACAGCAGAAACGTTATTACTACCGATTACCTATCAGTACACATTTGGGCAAGCAGTTCCGCTCGCTGCACCGCGAGTGTATGCACGCTGAGCAAGCCGCCGAGCGCTTTGCCAAGAAGGTGGGTGCCCAGCAGTATTACCCAGCCGCCAGTGCCTTTGCCGGCGGAGTGATGTGTGTTAGCTTTGCCGATGACGCCCGCCCCGACGAGCAGCTGTGGCGCAGCTGCGGAAAAGATGCCGACGGCATTGAGATGTGGGAACCCCGCTGCAACAAGCGTGAGGGCAGCATAGACTATAACCCCAACCACAGCCCCATTGACACCGCTACCCGATTATACGCCAAGCGCCCCGCCATTGATGGGCGCCTGCACTACATAGAGCTTTATAGCGACGAGCCCCAGCACCAGAGCCGTAGCACCAAGCGCGGCAAGCAGTGCCAGCTTAGTCGCACAGCCCGTCAGGCCATCCGCATAGAACGCGAGCGCCTGCTGCTGCCCACGGTGCTTACCGATAGATTCTACAAGTTGCTGCAGGTTGACTTTTTAGATGCTAAAAAAATAGAACCTGTAACCCCCGTGTTCTTTGATTTCGATGGCTATTACTACCTGTGTATGGCCTACCCCTGCCATGCCGACGGCCTGCAACTTATGCAGCAAGAGGCTTTTATGCAGCGCAAGGAAGATCTTTTGCGATGCCAGCGCGATATAGAAGCGATGAACCTAAACACCCCCATCAATGCCTAACATCTATCTGCGAGTGCCAACGTATGTGGCGCAGTTCTATCGCGCCATTGATCCCAACAAGCGGTTGGCCGAAAACCAGCCCTACGCCTTCTGCCCCTTCCAGCACGAGTATATACTTATGCGCAACCAGCTTACGCTGATACCCGAGACTGAGCAGACGTGCTCTTGGTGCTACTCGCAGCGGGCGTTCAACAATATACTGCGTGGCATACCACCCACGGGTGGCAAGGCCGTGGTACAGCGTGACCAGCAGCAGTGGATTACCACCAAGGAGCTGTGCGCCATCATAGGCGAGAAGAGCGTGGCTAAGATGGAGGCTTACGACTATCTGGCCATAGAGCTGCCCCCTGACGTGATGCTGGGCGACGAGGTGCGCAAAACCAATGGCAGCTACTCGTTGAAGCAGCGCGACGCCATACACCTGCAGGAGATGCTGCGCGATGAGTTCGTACACACATTCCTTGACTGGCTGATACAAGACCGCCGCTACTGCAATCGCCTGGGCTTGCGCCGCGAGATAGGCACCACCATCGAGCGATTCTTTGAGCGCTATTATATCTTCATAGGTACCAACAAGCGCGAACGCGAAAGCATGTACCGCATGGGGCGCCGATGGATAGAGAAAGCCCGCGTGCTGCCCAACGACCGCATCGACTTTGGCGAGGATATGACGTTTGTTACCGAGCGCGAGCAGCAGGAAGCCGACGATTTCGACTTTGTGGGCGAGATAAACACCGAACTAAAGAAAGCAAACAAGTGTAAAAGTACCTGTGAAAGAAAGTTAAATAACGCAGAAAAACTATCATTTGCGTGTCCGTGACGTTTTTAAGCAGAAGAATAACCCCAAAAACTATATAAAAATGGAACAAAATTGCAACGAACAGTTCTTAGACGACATCGTAAAGGTGCAACTGGTGTTGGCAGCCGAGTGCGATATGGCTATACCATTTCAGGTAAGTGGCATCACCGTAATGCAGGGCACCAAGGATGTAAGTGGGCAGGCGGTTGACCGTATAGGCACCCCAGTGGTAAGTGTGGCTTTCGACCCCACGCTATCCGAGCAGGCCGAGATACTATCGGCCCCCACACTAAAGCAAACCGAGAAGCGCGTGCCCGCAGGCATCACCGTGCAGCACCAGCTGGAAGTGCCTATTTTAGTAGGTTTTCAAGACCTTCGCGCCGCAGTGGCTCAGTGCCAGACTAAGGATATTATAGCCGTATTGACCAGTGCCGAGGGTGTGCGCTATGTGCTCTATGCCGTGCCTGGCAGCAGCAGTGTGCTGTTAGACGAGCAGGGCATCAACCAGCAGGGCACGCTCAAGGTGCAGCTAACCTCGATGAGCCACGTCATCAAATTGATTTGAATCTTTCTTTGAATATAATTTTTTCCGTTAACTAAACAAAGTGAAGTTTTGAGGGCAGCCGTTCGCGATGAACCGCTGCCTTTTTTTTTACCCCCAATTTTGCCCTAAATTTGCCAAAACCCGCTTAATCATGTCCGCCCCATATATATAAAGGTACGTACCTTTGCCACCAGAAATCAAATTTTAATTCGACACAGATATGAATGGACTTTTGGAATTAATTACCAATAAGCATTGGATGATTCGCCCAGAATACGTCCACAGCATGATGCCGGTGATTCAGAACAACCTGAACAACCACATCGACATCACCGAGGAGCGTGAGCACGAGATGGGATGCCGTATCGTATTCACACGCGAGGGTGTTGAGACACGCATCAAGGAAGAGCGCTATTCGGCTAAGGATGGTCGTATCATCCGCTCGTGGAACGACAACAAGGACGATCCATTTATTAATGTAATGTTTGTAGATGGTCCCATCACCCGCAACGGTGGTGCTTGCAGCTACGGCAGCGTAGAGCATCGCGACATGATGATGAGCGCAGCCGACAACGCTAACTGCGTAGGCCATATCTTCCATATCAACACCCCTGGTGGCAGCGCTTGGGCTAAGAACGACTATCAGCAGGCCATCGACTACGCCCGTGCTAAGAATCAGCCCGTAGTAGCCTTTGTAGATGGTATGTGCTGCAGCGCAGGTATGTATCTGGCAGCACTCTGCGATCAGCGTTACTACATGCACCCTAAAGATGAGATTGGTTGCATTGGTGTGATGGCAGCCTTCTATACCGAAAAGGATGGTAGCACCTGCACCTTCAGTAACGAGACTTATCACGAGCTGTACGACCCCGAGAGCTTCGACAAGAATAAGGAGTTTCGCGATATTGCCAACGACGGTAAGACCGACCTGCTTGTGGCCGAACTGGCTAAGCTGGGTGTGGAGTTCCGTGCCGACGTGAAGCGTGCCTGCCCCAAGGCTACCGATGAGCACCTGCATGGTAAGGTGTTCGACGCTGCCGAGGTTAAGGGCATCCTGATGGACGACCAGAAGAGTCTGGGCGAGGTGTTCGACGTAGTTATCGACCGTGGTATCAAGAACGGACTGCAGAGCGCCCGCAACGCTAAGAATATGTTAAACCCAAATAACAATAGTATCAACATGAAAGAGAAGTACCCATCATTATTTGCAGCCCTCCAGGTTGAGGAGATGCAGATGCAGGAAGGCGGCGCCTTTATGAACGAGGAACTGCTGGCCAACCTGAATGCGGCTATCGAAACCGCACAGAAGGAGAAGGCAGACGCTCTGGCGCTGGTTGACAGCCTGAAGGCCGATCACGCTACTGCTATCGAGAATCTGAATGCTGAGCATCAGCAGGCCATCGACCAGCTGAACGAGCAGCTTACTACTAAGGGCGACGAACTGGCCGCTGCACAGCAGGCTAACGCCGACCTGAACGAGCAGGTAACTAACCTTACCGCCAAGAACGAGGAGCAGGTCACTAAGATTGAGCAGCTTACCACCGAGCTTGCTGGTGCTAAGGAGAGCCTGACTACTGCCGAGGGACAGCTGGCTGAGAAGGATCAGACCATCGCCGACCTGAACGCTCAGGTAGAGGAGTTGCAGGCCGAGCCAGGCGCAGCCCCACAGGCAGGTGCAAGTCCTAAGAACAACGGCGCAGGTGCCGATGCCCCACAGGTAGTTGTTAACCGCTACGTTTACAACAACGAGCTCACCTACGAGCAGAACTGCGAGGCCGAGGAGCGCTGGAACAAGGAGCACGGACTTTAAGCCCACTCACAAGGCAGCCCTCAACCAACACAAAAATATTTATTATAAATAACATTTTAGTATTAACACAAAAAATAAACAGAGATTATGGCAGCACCAAATTTCATCGGTATCGACAACGTAAAACACGTTGCAGACCAGTTGCAGCCCAACATCGTAATGGGTCCTGCTTACTTTAGTAAGGACGAACTGAAGCGCCTTGGTTTCAAGATCATCACTGGCGTGCAGTTCAAGAACACCGCTATGGTTCTTAACCGCAAGGGTGGAACCAGCCGCCGCAAGGTGGTAGGCACACCTATCGAGAGCAAGATCGGTTATCTCACCGAGCGCGTTATGACCGCTCGCATCGTTTGGAACCGTTATCGTCACAACGAAGATGAGTTCCAAGAGAAGCCTATCGCTATCGAGGGCGGCGCCAAGTTCCACTATCCTCTCACTGAGGAGATGATCAATGCCATCGGCATGACATTCTCTGAGGATGTGTACGCCAACCTGTTCTTCGGCGACGAGAACTCGAACGTAGCTGAGCTTTCTCTCTACGATGGTATTCACACCAACATCAACAAGGACATCGAGAACGGCGACATCAGCCAGGCTCGTGGCAACCTGATTCCTTGCGACGTTATCGACGATCCTCAGACTGAGGGCGACGATGCAGCTTGGAAGGCTTGGGTAGCTTGGTACGACCAGTGGAGCCCCGCTCTGAAGCGCGTACAGGTACTCTGCTACATGAGTATCGCTAACGGTCACGCCATTGCCAACGCCTACGGCCAGCACCACCGCAGCCTGAAGGAGGTTACATATCTGCCCGATGCTAACGGCAACTTCAAGGTGCCCGAGTATCCAAAGGTAACATTCGTACCTTCTGACGACTTCGGTAAGGGTACCCGTATGGTAGCCACAACTCCTGGCAACTTCGAGTTCGGTGTTAACTCTGAGGGCGACGAGAGCTTCGTAGGCATCCAGCACGGTTCTGACGAGGATATCAAGGATATCATCTTCCAGATTCAGGGTATCTATGGTACTCGCGTGCTCAACATCCTCCCAAGCCACTTCGTAACCAACGGTGGTGTAATCGAGGATTGCATCTGGCAGGGCGACTACAAGAAGGATAGCTACACAGCCGTTCCTAACGATCCTGAGAAGGGTACTGTAACCATCAGCCCAGCAGCTGTTGACGGCGAGTATGCTAAGGGTACAACTCTGACTCTGACTGCTGCCGCTAAGACAGGCGCTACCTTCAAGAACTGGAGCAATGGTGCAACCACCGCTCAGATCACAGTTGTTAAGGGCGAAGGCCCAGAGGGTATCGTAGCTATCTTCGAGTAGTAATCGGCCACTCACGATAAAGGGGGTAAGGGCTCCCGGCGCCATATCGCCCGCTGTGCTGAGCCCTCCCCTTCGCTTAAATTCATCAAAAGTTAAACTAAAAAAAGTTATATATTATGGCACAGACATGTCCAGCATTGGCCAACTACCTGGCAAGCGACGATTGTTTGGAAAACATCGCCGGCCTGGGTGAGGTCGCATATATTGGTCTGCGTTCTGAGCTCAAGAAGGCTCTTACCGCTACCGACGATACTTACAGCCTGGCAGCTACCGACTTTGCCGACGATGCAAAACGCCTGGTTAAGGTTGAGCTGAAGGCCGAGAGTCAGAAGATTGCCGGCGAAAGTCAGGGCAAGCGCAAAGGTTTCAACCTGGTGGCTACACTGGTGTTCGACGCAGTGAATAAGGATATTGCCAAGTTGGCTCGCGCCTTGAACAACTTGGATATTTTTGTTATCCTGCCTGACGGCGACGAGGCTCAGATTTTGTACGACGCCAACAAGAAGATTCGCATTGAGAGCGGCGGTCTGACATCAGACACTGGCGCTGCTGCAGGCGACGATCGTATCACTACGGTCAATCTTACCCTTGGCCCAGTTAAGTACCCCAACCTGTTCGTAACCGTTCCCGAGGGTGGTTTCGACACATTGGTAGGTCCCGCACCAACTGAGTAGTTTTGCGCCCTCCAGTTAAAAAGGTTAATATTCTCCCGGCGGCCTCGGGCTAAAATTTCTCGGGGCCGCCATTTTTATAGAACCTAAAGATTAAATACTGTCAAGCAATGAACAACTTGATGAATGATATTTGGCCATATCTGCTGCCTGCACTCATTGCTGGCATTGCAGGACTGATTGGTTGGGTGCATAACCTGCGCACCCGTGTGGCTATTCTCGAACGTACTGTCGAGAGTCAGCAGAAGCGCATCGACAGCCACTCTATTAAACAAGATGGATTTTTGGAAAAGATTAACTCGCTCGAAAAGAAGATGATTGAGCAAATGGGCGGTGTTCGCACCGACATCCAAGGACTCTTATCCGAGGTAAAAGGCTTATCAAACCTGATACTTATTTCCGACCCAGGTGTGAAAGTAAACCGACAATAAAATATATGCGTAAGTTCTGGCAAACCATACACAATCGCTGGCGCAACCACATGCCCGTGTTCTTTAAGCGGCTTATGTGGATAGGCGGCCTGATGAGCGGCACTGCTATTGCCGCACACGAGGCGATGGCACAGTTTAATATCCAGCCAGACGAATGGTGGATATTTATCGAGCGTTATCTGATAGGTGGTGGCGCAGGCATCGTATTCGCCTGCAAGTTTACCCAGACTTATGGCAGAGATGGCGAGCCAGTGCAAAAGGGCCTGGAGCCGCAAGAGCCCCGTGCAGTGAATAATTGCGATATGGAAGCCGAGCAACCCGATAATTCTTAAACGTGACATGCGCAATAGTAATATTTTCAACAGTTTATGTTTTAGGTTAGTAGTATTAATAGTTTAGGTCTATTAGTTTATTATTGGTTACGTTACCGCTTGTCTGTGATAGATAGGCGGTTTTTTATGTCCGTTACTTTCGCTGCGCTTTGCCTATCTTTGCGGTGTAAATCAATTAAATATCTATGGCGATATGAAACATTACAATGAGATGACGCCTGGTGAGCAGGCACAGTGGATTGATGAGTTTGCCCGATTAAGCAACCCTATTCCGAGCGAACCGAGTGAGGTACAGCAGCTGTTTCAGTTACTAAGTGTGTGGCCTTTTGCCGAGCGATTCTGCGGCGATGCCATCAAGTATGGCGACTACATGCAGCGCGTTAAGCGCCTACCCGTGTATATTGATAAGATAAAGGATGCGCTGGCCGATGGACTGGTGCAGACCGATGCCAACGGGCGTCCGATAGCCGTGGTAGCCCCAGGCGTGCCCTTGCGCCGCCGTGGCCGTCCCACCCGCGAGGAAGCCGCTGCCCGCTTGCGTGGCGAGGTGCAGGTAGTGCCCGAGGACACGCCTGAAACCCGTCGCCGCCGCGCCGTGGCCAAGCTGTTAGGCTTAGCGATAGTAAACGGCGAGCCCGTCCGCGAAAAGAACAATGCCGAGCTTGCCGCCGAAAAAGCCGCCAAGAAAGCAGCTGAGGAGCGCATACATCCATCGTTGTTTGCTAAACCCGATGCTGGTGCTGCGGATGACAGCAACAAACCCGAAACCGACACTCCACCAACACCCGCCACCCAGCAGCCATCACACGAGGCTGCCCCATTGCGCAATCCCAGTATGAGCGAAATCTACGCTGAGCGCATCGACAACGACCGATTGCACTTAAACGAGTTGGCCTGGCTTTGCTCTAAGGAACTGCAGGAGCGCATAGCTAAGGTGCGCGACCAGCGCACCGCCTTTGGCGATGCCTCGCAAACCGCCAAGGTATTGGCCGAGCACGGTGGTAATCCCGATGAGATAGCCGCATGGACCAAGAAGGCCGAAGAGGCGCTGAAGGCTTACGAGGCCACCTACGCCGCTGTAGATGAAGAGTTGGCCATTGTCTTTGCCCGTCTGCAGATGGACGAACCTTATAAGGAGAAGTTCTGCAAGCGCTTCAAGGGCGTAGATCTGGTGCAGATAGCCCACATTACCCGCCCTTATTACGACAAACTGCGCTCGCCTGAGTTCGATCTCCGCATCCGTACCATGATTGAGCAGGATTCGCCTGAGTACGCTGCTAAGATGAAGGCTGAGGAGGAAAAGAAGCAGGAAGTAACCGATATTCTGCGCTACCTAAAACGTAAGGATAAGCCAAATGTAAAGGCTCGCATCAATACGATGGAAAAGCGCTATCAGCGACTGATTGAGCTTTTAGGTGAGGACGAAGCCAAAGTGTATCGCCCGATAGTTGACGTAGCCATCGCCGACTACGAGACCAACTTTAAGAAGGAAGAGAAACCTAAAAAGGCTAAATCCGATAAATCTGCAGGTAAAACTAAAAAGGATAAGAAGAAATGAGCCAGCTATCACAAGGTTATGTAGATAAGGTGATGCGGTGGACTTATGGCGGGGTGCCCATCGAGAAGATGAACATGACACTTGAGCAGAAGTTCCGTGCCAAGTTGTGCCTGGATTGCTACCACGTGTTTATGAACAATCCTGCCACGCCCATCCGCACAATCGTTAAGAATATTGCTGCCCGCGAGTATGCCACGCTCATGGATTGTGCCGACCGTGGCAACGAGGCCAGCATAGCCATGGCCGCCGCCCTGGGTGTGCGCCGCGATGAGCAGTCGGGTGCCGTATCGTTGCGCTCCGAAACTAATATTGCCAACGATATCTGGCTGGTTAATCAGCTGTTAGCCCGACTCAACACCAGCAAAAAGCACATCCATCAGGCGATGGTAGAAGCTAACGTAGAGTGGCTGAGTGAGTATGGCCGACAGACGGGCACCTGGCAGGCTGTGAAAGAGGCCAACCAAGAGCTGTTTAAACTGCACAACGACTTTAAGGACGACGATGATCCGCAGGAGCAGATGCCCAACACCAACATCAACATCACCGGCGATGTGGGCGTGGTGAAAGAGGGTCGCGAGAGTCTGAGCCCCGAGGAGCGCGAAGCCCTGCGCAAGAAGTATGGCCTTACTGATAAGGAGATGGCCGTGCAGATGGAGGAAATCAACGGCGTATGGCAAGAGCCCGAAGAAGAGCACGATGTGTTTGAGGAGAACGAGGAATAAGGCGATATGGTAAAGCGAAAGAAAAAAAATCAGGACTGGGACGATTGGGACGATGCGCCCGACGCTACAGAGATACCCACTGGCGACGATAAGCAGTTCCAGGTTTATCTGCGCGACTTTGTGATTGAGGAGAAGGTGACGGCCTTTCAGAACACCTACACCCCAGCGCCCGAAACGATGGACGACCGCAGCGAGTATGTCGAAGTGTTCGACGATGCCCGCCTGCGCCAGTACTTCAAGGCATACGTGTGCGGACTGGGCGACCCACTCAAACTCTATATCGAAGATCTTAAACTGGCAGGTTTCCGTATGCGTGTCAGCATCACCGGCAAACCATGTCTGTTCGTGATACGAAAAGCATGATACGATGGCACAAGAAACTCGCGATGTATATATGAACCCCGTGCAGCAGCGCATATTCTACGCTGGTGCTCGCGATGTGCGCGTGGTGGCAGCCCGACGCTTTGGTAAGACCGACGGCGTGCTTGGTCCGCGCATCTGGGCTGTGGCCGACAGTATGCCGCAGGGTGCAGGCGCATTCCTTGGCGCATCGCGCAAGCAGCTGTTCTCGCGCACCATTCCTGGTGTCATCGCCGCCATAGAGCGATTCTACGGCTTTAAGGAGGGCATACACTTTGGCTGGGGCAAACCGCCCAAAGGCACGCCCGCCTGCATCATCCGTCCAAAGAGTTACGAGAACGCCATGTGGTTTGCTAATGGCCACCTGATTCACTCGCTATCACTGGCCACCATGGGCTCGGCCAACGGTATGACACTTAACGAGGTGTTTGGCGACGAGTGCAAGTTCCTGCCCAAGAAGAAGATAGACGAGGAGGTGATGCCCGCCGTGAGCGGTATCGTGCATCCGCTGGGCGATAAGCGCTTTACCGAGGATAACCCCTACTACAAGAGCACCTGCTTTGTGAGCGATGCCAGCTTATCGAGCAAGGGAAACTGGCTGGGTAAGGAGGAGGACATACTCGACAACGAGATTGACCATGGCGAGATGCAAGGCCGCACCTACCGCGAGGTACAGACCGAACTGGAGCAGTATGCCGACCGCGTGATGTACTTCAACGAGCTGCTGCGCTCGGCCAAGCGCACTGGCCACCGCGTGCAGGTAGTATCTGCCACCACCAAGGAGCGCATACACACCCTGGCCGATGCCATAGCCGCCCGCGATGGCCAATACAAGATTATCCCCCGCCAGTATCAGGTAGATACCAAAGGCTGCATCGGCATGCTGCTATCATACAAGCTGATAGCCGAGGAAGATGCCGACCTGCTGTTTGATTACCGCTATCTGATATCGCAAGATGAGCACTTCGAGATGATGGCCATCCGAGGCAGTAAGAAGTACCGCCAGCACATCGACGCCCTGCGCCGCAATGCTTTCTACTTTGTGCGTGCATCGAGCCTCGATAATATCGACATTCTTGGCGAGGATTATATTCGCCGCATGAAGCGCGACCTGCCACCGTTGGTTTTCGCCATCTCTATCCTAAACATCAAACCCAAGAAATCGGGCGAAGGATTCTACTGCAACTTCGACCCCGAGCGACATACTTATATTGACGACGACTGCCCCGCTATCGACAAGAGCGTCACCATCCACGAGGGCAAGCAGCTGGTGGGCGGCACGGCCTATAAGACCGAGTACGAGAGTCCCGACTTCGATTATCTGTCGGGTGTTAAGGATTGCACGCTTGATGGCGATCTGATTGACTCGCTGCCACTCGAAATCGCCCTCGACTACAACAACCTGATTAACTGGGTGTGCGTAGGTCAGATGTATAAGGTGGGCGGTGTTGAAACACTGAGCGTCATCAACTCGATGTTTGTTAAGAACGGCATGATGATTCAGGACCTGATACGCGAGTTCGACCGCTACTACACCCCGCACAAAAAGAAGAACCCCAACGTGAACTATTACTACAGCCACACCGCCAAGTTCAAGCTGCACGGCATTTCAATGATGGATATTAAGGATGTAGTGACCGACGAACTGCAGAAGCGCGGCTGGATGGTTCGACAGATTGACGAAGGCCAAGCCCCCCATCACGAGCAGAAGTATCAGGACATCAATTCGGCCTTTGCAGGCTATTCGTGGCCCGCCATCCGCTTTAATGCGCAGAACAATGAGGCCCTGCTGGGCGCCATCGAACAGTGCGATGTGCAGGTGGGCTACCAAGGCTTCCGCAAGGATAAATCAGGCGAGAAAATCAGCGTAGATGCCGAAGATGCTACCCCCGAGGAGCTGCGTACAGATGGTACCGATGCCTTCGACGAGCTGTATATTGGCGTTAAGCATTTCCGCTCGGGCATGGGCTTCCTGGTGATGCCTAATGGCGGGTGATGTCAGTTATGTTCGCTGCATGTTTCCTATCTTTGCATCAGTAATAAATTCAACACGAAATACAGATTATGGCAAACGTTAAGAAGAAAGCTCAGCATCCCAATGTGGTAACGGTAAGCGGCGCCGACGCGCTCCGCCGCGAAACCGACCGCCTTGTTAAGCAAGGCTTTACTCCCGCGCCTATGCCCAACGACTTTGGTCGGCATGGCAAAGGCAGCGATGGCCCCGACCATCGGTGGGAGGAGTATATACATGCACAGCTAATGTGTAAGGAGCCCGGCAGCAAGCCTGGCCGTGGCTACCCCACGCTGCACTTATCAAGTGGTGGCGAGGTGCCCTGCGATAACTGCGGCACCAAGGGCTTAGGCTACATGAGTTGGGGCGTAACCAATCGCAATCCTAACTTTGTAACGCTGTTGCGCGAGGCCAGCCCCTATACCGCCTCGGCGCATAAGTTCAACGTAGATTTGTGCGAGGGTCGCGGCCCGCGTGCCGTTTATGCCTATACACAGTATGTGGGTGGCAATATCACCGAGAAGCGCATCGCCTTTAAAGATGCTGGTGTGCTCATCAAAGGCTGGATTCGCGACCTGAAGCAGCAGCTTATCAAGTTGGAACAGGATAATCCCGACCTGCTGAGTAGTCCAAGCATTTCGGTAGTAACCCCCGCTGGCGATTTGGTTGAAGAACCTAACGCCGCCCGTCAGTTGCATCAGGATTTGCAGTCACAGATTGACCAACTGGAAAAGGAGTTCGCTAAGTGGGAGCAGAGTAACGAGGAGATTCAGAAACTGCTGCGCCGCAACAATCTGCACCTCACCTATCTGCAGCTCATCGAGGACATGCAGGACCAGAACATCTGCTTTCCCGAGATTACGCTTAACAAGCGCACCATTGATGCCGATGGCAAAAACGCTCCCACTAACATGTGGACTCCTAAGATTACCGGCTTGCGCTACCGCAGCGCACACACCTGCCGACTGGAACGTAAAGACGATAACGGACGTATAAACTATGTATATGTATCAAACCGCTGGTACGACCAAGTGTCGGGTGTGGCTACCACGCTCGATGAACAAAAAATTGATGCACTGCCTGCGCTCGATCCGCAAGCTCCCCTCACTGACCTACAGAGAATTGTGCGAGAGACGCGCAAGGAGAATGGCTCAATTCTCTGTAGG